AATTCAAAATTTTAATTGGTTAAACATAGTACCCCGTCATTACTGACGAGGATTTTGGCTAGTGTGCAAGGAATCCTACCGCCTGGCCCTTGCCGATGGACCAGCATAGTCTGTCTTCCTTCAGGCACTCTGTGCAGTTTCCGGTACACAGACGTGTTCCTTCCGGAGCAGACGTTCCGCTCTCGAAGATAGGATGCGCCTCCGGAAATCCGTGGCGGTTATCCATCTTGAGACCAAGCCATCCGCTGAATAGGATATGCATGTTCTCAGGGATTACGTTGCCCTCATCGAGGTACTCGTTGCACACATCGAACATCTTCGTGAACGCCAGGAACTTGGTATCCTTGTGCTTGCGTGCAATATCGCACATCTTGTCAAGATACCATTTATCCTGGATATCACCACCGATATGGAATCGGAAGGCGCGAGGGAATCTGTAGTCGAGATACCCGTCAATCTCCTTGAAGTATCGCTCGGGATCCTCATGATAGATTGCCGAGTTGATAGCTCTCGTCTTGATTACCTCCTTGTAGATAAGGTCGTTTCGCAGGTCGTAGCAGCTCTTTGCACAGATAGCGCAGTTGCCGCAATCCATGACCGGGATAAGCGACACGGATGGGATTGCTCCCAATTTTGTGTTGCCATCACTGATCTTGACATGCAAGTCGCTGACGTTCTCTAATGCGTTCTCATAAGCTGCCTGTGCCTTTGACAGACGAGTCTTCATTCCTTCCTTACCTAATGTCCAGTAATTTCTACTCATAATTCTAATTTAAAATTGGTTAAACTTGTGGAACAAAAAAACCGGCGTGTCTCACGACAGACCGGCTTGAACCATTTAAACAAAATTTAGTTATGATATGAGTAGTCAGCCGCTGCTAACGACTGACCTGTTTGACTAATCTTCATCTACTTTTACATTGTAGTGAAATCTTACTGTAAGGTAATCTGTGCTCAGAAAGAATGTATAGATTAAAGGCTCAGCCTGGCGTTCGTCGAGATACTGCTTCGTATCGTAATAGTATATGCTATTTTTTGATTCGCCAGTCAGTCGTTTGACAATCTCTCTACCCCACTCAGATGTAATCCACGATCGAAGCTTCCTGATAGATAGGTAGTTTCCGTAATACTCTATCATTGTAGGTGCACCTCCGACAAATCCCAATGAAAAAAACTTATTGGTGAGATATTGCGAATCGTCAAAGATGGTGTCTAGAAGTGATTCCTCGACGACATTCTTCCCGTCAATAGGAGCCTTCACATACTTTCTTGTGTCTACATTAATTTCCTTCATAATCCTTCATTTTATTGGTTAGACATAGAATCGGTTACCGAATCAGTAACCGACTTTTGGCTAGAATGATCCCCGGCTGGCGCCTTACTTTAATAGTTCGATCTAGAGAGCTTTAGCTCGAAGGATTACCTCCAGTAGTGACTGGAGGAGATCCTTCGTTGAAGAAGCTCTTGTGAATTTCTGCCGAGCCACCATTCTTTAGGCGGCGAACCTTACGTCTGATGATTACTTGTTCTCGCTCTTGGCTTTCTTCCATTCAAGAATCTTGCCCTGGACGCTGATATTATTGTCCTTGATAAGCTGCTTGAGTACACCGAGCATCTTCCAACCCTCTTCATCGTAGAGCTTGGCTTTAGACTCAAGTTCCTTCAGAGAATTTGTCTCTGACATCTTTCGTCCGTTCTTCAGGAATCTTGCTCCGTGGAACATGATGAGGTTTCTCATCGTGTAGTAGGAACCTGAACCCTTGTAGGCAGTAATGAACGCATCAGCCTGCTTGGTATCCCACGCGAGATGCTTGCGGTTCTTGTTGAACTTGCGAACGGCATCGTAGAGCTCCTTGTAGGTTTCTACAGCACCCATCTTGTTGGCAAGGTCACGGAGAGGCTTGTATACCTTTCTCTCCAAGTCAGCGACGAAGATGTTTTCGTTCTGAAGACGGATATAAGGATTGCCCTTGCAGGTATGCTTGTATGTCTTCTTCTTGTTTCCATCCTTGTCTATCTTGGTAGTGTAGATGCACTTGTCGTCAATATAGCTGCGAAGCTTGTTAATATAGTCAATAGCCATATCGTGTGCTACAACTCCGTTGAACCAGCGATTTCTCGCCTTGATGTTCTCGTAGTCCTTGTGGTCACACATCTTCATCTGAGCATGCAGCTCGTTCTCCAACATGCGCCACTGGTACTCGTAGCCTTTCTTCTGCAACACCTCGTTGAATGACTTGCCGTCCTTCTCCATGTCTCGCAACATGTGGAACATCTGACTCATCACCCAACGACGGAAGAGCTTCCAGTTACTTACGTATCCACCCTCGACAATCTGCTTGCCTACCGCATCGATGGTTGCATCGTCCATATCAACAGGAACTGCTGCACCATTTTCGATTTTGATAAGCTGGTCGTCACCGAGAGGGAAATATTTACTAGTATCAACACCTGCTGCCTTAAGAGCTTCGAGACGCATCTGCGCCTTGGTCTTCTTACCGGTAGCTGCTGTAGCCTCTACATTGTTAGTTACGATGTTCAAGTTCTCACCAGTGATTGTTACAATCTGCTTCATAATTCTAATTATTTTAAATTGGTTACTAAAAATTTATTTAACTCTGGTGGATGAGGCTTACGCCACACCCTTGTTTGGCTCAACCCAGTCTCTGAGGATAATCAGGTCCCTGTCATTTTCTGACTTCCAGAACCATCTTCCCCATCTGTTCTCCCACGCAAGGTTGCCTCTTAGAAGCTGAATCAGTATGTATAGCTCCAGCTTACATCTAGCTACCTCCCGTCGCTCACCGTACATCATATCTTCGTCTGAGAGCTCTTTCTCTGGCAAAGCCTTGAAATAGTAGCAGCGATGTGATTCAGAGCGTTCCGAAGGCACAGAATGCTTGTATGCCTTGTATCTCTGCTCTATCGCAAACAGAACTACAGCATGTGTCAGGTAAGGTGTATCTTTCGGCTTATCTTCCTCGGACATTACTACCTTTCCATTCACTCTACATGTTCTCTTCTGGAAGTTGATGGTGAACTTTGCACCATTCTCAACTGCATTGATAATCTCGTCGTATGTCATAATTCTATTGTATTGGTTAATAGGGATAGTGCTTATTCTAGCACTATCAAATTGGCTTCTTCGAGTTCATCCTTACTCAGTACATCTTCGTATTCTCCGACGTGGATATAGAACTTATCTCCGTTCGCCCACTCCATTGCACGCATATACAACCAGTGGGCATCCTCGATAGAGAATCCGTCTGCGCTTACTGAATCAAGCATCTCGCCCATGCAAACTTCTGACGTTTCGTACTCTTTCTTGATTTCCTCAAGCTTCTTTAGTAATTTGCTGTTCATAATTCTTAAATATTGGTAAATAGGAGTGCGCTCAGAGAATCTGTTGCGTAACTATAAGGTCTTGATAAATACTGTATCTAAGTCCTGACAGATCCAGGTAACCACCTGGATCTGCAGGATGATTGATACCGTATTGTACAATCAATTCTCCTTGCGCACCATTCGGCTCGCAATAACCTAGTCTGACTCAACCTGATACGTTGCATTGCTTTAAGTTTTTGATTAAGGGCGCGGCATTGTTATGAAGCCAACCTCAGGAAGCGTACGCTTCCCCATCCTTGGCTTCAGAATCAATGAAACGCTCGATGAACTCTCAGAACTTGTCAGACATCGCTGCAATGCGCATGACTTATCTCATGTATTATGTTGCATGGATATATGTTCTTGATTCGATCCCGTGTTTGGATACGGTTGTCGATATCGATAGACATCGACAACGGTATACCACTCACGGGATATTAAACCTCATACTCTTGATAAGTCGTGATGCAATTCACATGGTTGTTTGTAGGTACACTCATAGGGCTGTTGCCTTCCTCTATCTTGACGATTGATGGGTCTTGCAATACGCGAGATTTCTGGTATTACCAGACATATCGCGTTGATGCATAGATCGAGACATAAAGAATTCCTCCTCGTGTACCTCGTTTGGCAATAACGTTGTCTTCATCTGAGAGCGTGGCACGTAGCTATAGCAGCTTGATTCGAGGGCTGTTGTAAGCCGCCGGATGGCACTGGGATTCCAGTGAAGGCCGGCGGCATGTAAACAGCACTATAAATTCACTCTCCTCTGAAGACTACCCTCGTGTTAGGGTAATTCCCTGACCTGTGGCTAGGCACAATACTTTATGTTTCTGATTTGACACAGGATTCGCCAGAATAGATGATCCAGAGGTCGTAAGTAGTATACGACGCCCTCAGGATCAACTACTCTGGTTAAGAGACCTGTTGCATAAACTTCAGCCATCCGTCAGGGATTGGTGGTGTGCGCCACCTGTGAGAGTCATACGGACTGGCACATTTCTGTACTTCTGTGATTAGACACGCCTTGTGCGTCTTCAGTAAGGTCCCTTTGGTCTCAAGTATAACTTGTGCGAAAGTGGCCCTTACTGAATATGTTGTAGAGGCGTGACATAAATAAGTCCGTCCTTCTCTCACATCCGTGTGCTCGGATACACAGAGTCTGTCGGTCAGAAGATACTGCGCATAGCTATATTAGCTTGATAATATCCTGGTGGAGAGGATCGCTGGACCATCTCAGATTATGAGATGCTGTCCGCGATCTTCGAGACCGGATGTTTAAATCAAATCTTCATTCCTGACAGTTCCTACGCAGGAAGCTACATCTACAGAGTATTCACCAACGTGTTGTACGCTGCCCTGCTCGTTCGCAAGGCATTCTGAGCACAGCCGATTGATAGATACCCCTTGATTTCGCTCTCTGTCTTACCCCTGTTTGCTTTCACGTTTCTTCCACGGCCTCGGTCTATGCAACCTACAGCCTGAGTCTTTACGTATCCGAGACCACCAACTTTACTCTTGCCTGTCTTGACCGCACGGATGCAGTCCATGACGAAAGTATTGAGCTTGTTGATGTCCTCTTTCACGTTTATGACCGGAAGAACCTGAGTAGCCCAGGAATAATCGCAGTACCCCTTGTAGAGATACCTGTTTACTGCATTGATGGCTTTCGTCATCGTGGTATCACGTTTCTTTATCGTCCTCTTCTCAATCTCCTTTTGGAAAGTCTTGATACGTGTGGACGAAAGAGAGATATTGTGACCCTTGATGGAATATCCGAGGAACTTGAACCAATGATTTGCATCCAAGTACTCAACCTTCTTCGGATTGAGCGTCATCTGCATCATCTCCAGCTCGCTCTTCAGAATATCCATGGCTTTCTCGTAGTCCTTGCCCACGAAGAGAATATCGTCAGAGTAACGGACATAATATCCGTCCAGTTTCGACAGCTTCTCATCGATGTGGTATAGAACCACGTCTGCCAGCCATGCAGCAACAGAGCATCCCTGCTTGAGGGACTGATACTTCTTGCAGAGTACGTTGTGCTCATCGAAATACAGGTCTGTGTGATAGTAGTCACGTATGACATCTATCAGCGCAGATTTTCCGTACTTCTCCTCTACTCTGTCAAACGACCAGTCGATGAATCGAATAGGCACGTTGTCAAAGTACTTGGATAAGTCGGACTTGAATCCGATGATTTTACCATCTGCCGAGTATATTATCCGAGACACATCTTGCACCACACGACCGCAGCCGATACCTTTCTGGTACGACGTACAGCGTGGATGTACCATCTCTGGCATCAGCTCGAACAGGAGGTCGTTGGCTATGCTAAGGAGAATTCTGTCAACAGCCTCATTCACATAGACCGTACGGAAATCTCCGTTGTCTTTCGGAATCTTGGCTGTATGCGGTGGCATTATCTTGTAATTGCCGCTCTTGATCCTCTGATACATAGCCAGACGAGCCTCTGGTGTCGTCAGCTGATACATTACTGCTTTGTTCATATCCTTGAATAAGCCTTTCTCAATGGCATACTGCCATCTGGCTTTCTCAAAGAACATCTCTAGGATTTTGTCTTCATTCATAATTCTTCTTGTTTTGGTTATTGCGCGCAGTCCTTAGCTGCGCTTTTTAGCTTTCCATAAATCCCTGTACTCATCAATGAGTTCATTCTCTTCACTATACAGCTCCAGGAGGCTTTCTTTTGAAAGAGGCTTCGTGTTGTGTACACTACAGCTGTTCGTTTCTCTGCGGATTTCTTCGAGACGATCGGCTATCTCTCGCGCTCTCTTTTCATCTAAATTATTCATATCTATAATGTTTTGGTTATTTGTAGGGAGATTTCTCTCCCAGTTTTGCTAGTCGATGTGCTCGTAAGAATCATCATAATCAGAGCAGAACTGCTGGTCTGGTTCAATCTCAATTACCTCACCTGCGAAATTTTCAGAGTCGAGAATAATATCGCTATTATTATAGGCATCCTGCACTTTCTGTACGGCTTCATTCTCACTCTCAGCATCAACGCTGACTACCTTGTTCAAATGTTCTGTGACTGATACGTAATATCTCTTCATAATCTTTAATAATTTGGTTAATAATGTCAGAGGGATTGCTCCCTCCGTTTTTAAGGCTTCTTAATGGTGATGATTCCTGTCACGCTCATAGCGTCTGATGGCTCAAACTTGTCAGGCTCTAAGCCGCAGTCTGTGTAGCCGAATAGAGAATCCACACAAGCGTCATACCATTCTGTTTCATCTGGCTCGTAATCTTCCGGCGCATCTTCAGGACACGCCAGCTCGTAAACGTCCCAGTAATTAAGAAGATAGCCCTTGTACGCAATCTGAGGATCAGACCACTCTCCACGTGAGATAAAGCAGATAGTCTTACCTGCAACGTTGTCACGATGAATCTTGAAAAACTTATCGAATACCTTTTTTGCTTCTTTTGTCATAATTCTCTTTTGTTTAATTGGTTAATAGTGATAGCCCGGAGGCTATCTTTAAGCTAATGCGTTCAATACTCTGTGGGCGTTATAGGCTATGGGGTTGTTGTACTTTACCCTCTCCCACTTTTTACGCTCACAAACTTTCAGGCAATACTCATGTGCTATATTCTCTGATAGTGCATCGAACGTGTTATGTGTAACATCTGATGGCTTACCGAAATAAACTCTGTAACCATCCCTGTAGCATACTATACGTCTGCCAAGTCTGTAGATTGTTCTACTGCCCTTCTCTACAAATGTAATTCTTTCCATAATTTTCTGTATTTGGTTATTGGTAGGTAGCCAACTGGCTACCAATTTTAGGCTTCGCTCCATGCTTTCCACGCTTCATTCGTGTTCTTGGTGATTGCCTCGTTCCAAAGCTTCTCCAATTTATAGAAAATCTTCTGGAAAGCCTTCGATGTTGTCTTTGGGTCAATGCGCTTGCCGAGATAAGGTCGATTACGTGTAATCGTAATTTCGTCCTCGCACCAGCAACACCTGATCATCCCATACTCCGTAGGAGAACAACCTAGGTAAATTCCTTTTGCGTCATAACGCTCTTTACGTAACCACTTCGGGTAAGGAACGTAAATGGTCCATGCGTCAACACAGAAACGGAACTCCTTTCTTGTGTCGTGATAAAGTCTCAATTTCATAATTCTTTGTATTTTGGTTCATAGAAGAGGAGCATGCAAGCTCCCCTTGTTAGGTATGTTTTAAAGTCTTGCCCATGAGTATATCTTCGCTCTTCTTTTCTCTTCTTTCAGCTGAGAGAGGAGATATTTCTTCTCTTCTCCCGAGAAATTCTTACGGATATACGATTCACACTGCTTCTTCTTCCAGAAATGAACCGAATCTGAAGCGTCTGGCGTTATTGAAACCCACATCATGCCGCCTACTACAGGAACAAGTCCTGCGTAGATAATTCCTTTTCTAAATTCCATAATCTAATTATTTAAATGGTTTAACATTGAATATCCCCATGCTAGGGGATATTTTTAGGCTAATGTTTCCTCAAGAAGAGAATCATACTCTTCCTCTGTAACACCAAGATCGTCAGCGCTCATCACCTGTTTAAGCATCCAAGGATAAACTTTCTGCTTTCCCTCGCGCTCGGCAATATACTCGTCTATTGCGCACACGATATCAAGGTCTGATGATATATCGACATCACGTCTATCTGGCACATCTGAGAATCCTCTCGTAACTGGAAACTCAAATGAGAATCCCTCTGCAATATCAGGCATAGGAATATCGGAATCAGGATTCTGTTTCCATGCGTTGAAAACCGAGGCACATTCTTTCTGCCACTTGCTATACTCTTCGTAATCGTATGCGTGAGCCGTCACGTGACCATTCTCCTCGCTGATTGTCAATTCTACAGCATAAGGGAAATCGGTTGAATAATACGGCTTACCGAAAGCGCGACTTGAATACATACACTTGAATGTGTCAATCCAATCACACACTTTGCAATCTATATCGGTTTTGTCCTCTATAGAATCTGCATACTCATTAATCTCCTTGACTGTAAGCTTGTACTGAATCTTGTAAAATAGCTTTTCCATAATTAATCTGTTTAATGGTTCATAATGGTTCCCCACGATGATGTGGGGAGTTTTAGCCACATATGGCAATGTCACCATAATTTCTGTAGAAATGCTTGTATGCCTCAAGACCACTGGCAGCTTTCAAGTCTTTGACCTCTAGCTTGCCGGTATCCTTGCGTACCTCTGCAATAGAGTATGTATTGTCGTGCGTCCACTTGATAAGGTCCACACGCCTAACAGGATTCTCTACTGACTCTACGATTTTACACTTCAGCAAATCGTCATTCAGGATTTTCTCTAATTCACTCATAATTCTGTAATCTTTGGTTAATAGAAATCCCAATTCCTGCTACAGAATTGGGAAATGTTTGGCTTAGAGCTTGTCGATATTCCAGTGTTCTATCTGAAACTCGTAGTCTCGATTGCTCGTACACTGCGACTGCATAATATCTCTCAGCTGTCTTACCTGCTCGTTAGTCGCGCCTTTCCAATGCGCCGCCCAACAGCATTTTTCTACAGAACTTCCTACAAATACCACCTCCATACTATTTGAGGAGTGCCATCTGTCACATTTGTATAAAATATAGATTTCTTTCATAAGGCGAATTAATTATAATTACACATTATTTCTGTCTCACTGATAATTTCAGCACAATGCTTGCAGCGATGGCACATTATGTAGCCTTTTGCCAGCAATTTGCTGAACTTCGGATATGGGCATTTCTCACCCATGCCAGCTCTCGTAATCTCAATTTTCTTCATATTTCAATCTGTGTTTGGTTAATAGAAATCCCCACCCGTGAGAGTGAGGATTGGTTTGGCTACGGCAGCTGGCTAGCCTTTGCCGCATTCTCGCAGTTGGTAGTCGTTGAGACTCCCTTCCACATCGTTCCAAAATGATCTACGCAAAGAATCCACAAGTCAAGTTTGTCAGAGTAAGAGAAGATAAGGTCAGGGAAATTATTCTGCATCCACTCTTTGTTGTCCTCGCTCATGTCGGTGAGGAACCACTGGAATATCTCGATTCTGTCCATTCCTTCTTCATCATCATTTGTCCACTCTGGATACTCGATGTTTTCAATCACTGATTCGTCATTCTCTACAATCTCGTTGCAGAGAATGAACGCATTTCCTAGCCAGTGTACGGCTGTGTAGTAATCCGTTATCATAATTCTAATATTTAGTTAATAATCGTACTCCCCAAGCGAATGGGGAGATTTTAGGCTAAAAAATGTAGATAGCCGTAGTTCTTGCACAAATGGCATACAGCTTTCCGCTGTGACCACGGAACAGCATTCCGTTGCATCCGTACACACCGGAAGAATAGCCTACCTGACTATATTCTTCCGGGATGGCTGCACGGCTTGAACTGTGTGTTATATCCTTGGCAGCTCCTACTCTAACGAGTCTCTTCAACTCTTTCTGTGTCATTTTCTCCATAATTCTTTAATTTTGATGGTTTAACATGGTTTCTGTGCAGATAGACTGCACAGAATGTTTGGCTAGAACTTGCGAGGGCGCATGCACGATTGCTCAATCTCCTGAGCCTTTTTGTCTGCACGTGCTACGCGTCTGAAATACTCGCTCTTGTCGAGGTTCTTGCGTCTGCACTCCTCGCTGATAACTGCCTTGTGGCTCGCTACGAGCCTGGCAAGGAACTTTCTGTCTCCGTCTGTCATAATTCTGAATTTTGATTTGGTTAATAATAGAAGCAGGACACAGGACGTGCCCCGCTGTTTTGACTACTTGCCACCGCACGCAATACTATGAGGACAGCAATGAATCTTGCCATCCATCAATCCGTGAAAGCAGCACCCTACACATCTCTCTGTGACTATATCCCACTCTCGCTCTATTCCGTGTCTGTCAGTTACTCTTACTGTTTCCATAATTCTATATGTTTTGGTTAATAGCAGGCAGCACATTATCGTACTACCCATTTTTTGGCTAGAGATTGTACACCGGACTTTCTGAAGCATTCAGGATAGAACTGCCGGTGAGGATGGAGAACGCACAAGGGTCGAAACTCTCGATTTTCTTCATGCTCTCTATCTTCTTCTGTACTACATCACGTATGGATGACAGATTAAGTCTACCGTCAATAGGCATGACAGAATCCATGCCCACCATTTCCACAACGCTCACCTCATCGGTGAATCTCATGTTCACAAGGTCAAACTTGTTAATCTTATGATAAAATTGTACCCATTTGCTCATAATTCTACATTATTTGGTTTGTAGGAGAGGGAGATAAAACTCCCTCAATTTTCAGGCTATGTACTTCTTGATGAACTCTTTAAGCTCGTTGAGCCGCTCGTCCATCTCCTCTTTGCTGCATACGCAGATGAAACGTGGAAAACAAGTATCCGTTATTTCTCCCATGTCATTCATGACACAGGCAAAACAACTTATATACCCTTCGCCGTTTTTATTGCTAACGCTAACATCAAGGCTCAGTCTTGATTGATTTTTCAATACTTTTTTTTGGATTTCCTGCAACTTAGGCAAAATCGTAGAGAGTATGTACTCTACATTCTCCTTGTATTCTTCATCTATCATAATTCTTAAATATTGGTGAATAGTATGCGTGACAATCGTCACGCACATTTCAGCTCATGCACAGCACCGCAATCTCCGAGAAACTCTTTGAGATAGCCTCCTTGCTACGGAAATCCCTATAGCCCTTAGTATTGTTGTTGTGCCACTGGCGCGCTGCTATCTTGATCTTCTCCATCTCATGCATAAGCGCACGCTCAAAATTCTTCTGTGATTTTCTGTCTTGCATAATTCAATCTGTTTAATGGTTCTACATAGTATGCCCAGGAAAATGCCTGAGCACATTTTTGGCTACTCGTACTTGTTGAGCAGGAAAATCAGAATACAGCCGTCTCCGTTCATGAGCATCTGACATTTGTCCTCATCTGTAATGATGTGGGCGCAAATCTTTGCGAACATAGGAAACGGCTCATCCTCCATCTCGTCATGATATACTGCCAGGTATGTTCCCGGCAGCAGAGAACGTGAATCCTCAGGATCGCCGCCGAACTCATCGCACGCCTTTATAGGGCATAGAACTCTCTGGATAGATGTGTGTGTACACATATCTTCCTCGCAGTCCATGCCCATCATGATATCAATTAACTCACACTTGCTTAATTCCTTTGTTATCGTCTTGTACATATTCTTAATATTTTGGTTAATAGAAGAGAGGAGCAGAAACTCCTCTCAGTTTTGGCTACATTTCACAGATATCCTCTATCTGCTGCTGAATAGCATCTATCATTATGCAGATAATGAATAGACCGCACATTTCAAGAACCGCAGAATATAACACTGCTTGAAAATCTCCAAGCAGAAATCCTGCGATAGCAATAATGCCACACACGAAACTTGTAACTAATATGAGCGCAGCTGACAGCACGCCCTTGCTGATTCTCTTTTCCATAATTCTTTTGCTTAATTGGTTATATTATCGTACTGCCTGAATTTCTCCAAGCAGAATTTAGCTAAATGTTTCCAAGCACAATTATCGTACTTTCTAGATTCCTCACACTCCAGGCAGGATGAAATTCTCCAAGCGGAGTGTGGATCGCCACAGCTCACGGAAATACCACTTACCCTTTTCCGTACTGCTCCAAATATACACAAGCAGAATTCCGTAAAGAATTCCAAGCACATTCAGGAGAATTATCGTACTTGCCAAGCAAATGAATATTGGCGATGCTTGAATAAATCCAAGCACAGTTATCGTACTTGAATAAATAATCTGTCTTGCTTTCATATCTATATTTTTTTTGGTAATTGTTCCGTAGTCACACACGACAATTATCGTACTGGCTACAGATTTTTAGGCTCATATCTCACAGAATAATGTAAGCACACCATTCTGTAATGATCCGAATTCTACATGGCTCAGAATTTCCTGAGCGTCTGCAATGATACTCTCAACCTCGCACATATCGAGGCATTTAATTCTTAGCGTACTCATAATTCTAATATTTTTGGTTATTGTTCCCTACAAGCGTAGGGAGATTTTAGGCGATGCCGGCAGACCAAGCGAATCTTTCTTCTTCATCATTCAGTCTGTAGATACTGGAAAGCATACCAAACAAGCGAGGACTGCTGTTAACGAGTTCGTCGTAGGCATCCTCTGCACTCTGGTCTGTTACATTAATACGTACAAGCGTCTTTCCTATCTTCTTCAAAATCTGTTCTTTCATAATTCTAATATTTAAATGGTTCATAATTGTAGAGCGGAGATTTCTCCCCGCCCCGTTAGCCAGGATGTGCATCTTTGCACCACGTTTTATCTTTATCGTCTTAACTACGTGGCTCACACCCTACAGATTTTATGCTTCTGCCAGCAGCTTGTTATTTTCTGAGGAGAAAAATCTCGCACGGATGACAAGCAACCGATTTCAGTCAGCGTGGATAGTGTGCGCCTTGATCGCTGCAAATCGTGATTGCACACACTGGGATTTCTCGGGTAACCACTCCCGAACGGCTCACAACACCGAATAGAATATGAATTATGATTTCTTTCTAAAACTCTCATCTCGCTAGATGATACAAATCCCCTAGCCGTCGTGCCGTCTCATCTCATTCGACGCTCACGCCAGGAATTTTTGCGTATCTCTCGGATGGATGTCTCTGAGTAACACGTTACTCTCTCCCATCTCGGTGTGCCTCTCGCACTCTCGATTTACTGAGATACTTCTCTTGAATTTTGGCAATTAGTCCCCTGAGGGAGAATAAATTCTCTCTCTAAGGTTAAGCCCACACACCACGACAAGGTTTCCAAAATCGTGTGGGAAAAATAAGGGTACGACGATCCGCACCAAGTTGAAAAACCTGGAGTAAAATTTCCCACTGGCTACCGGTCAGATAGTCAGTAGGAAAAACTAGATAGCTAGATATTTCTCTAGCTATCTGTTTTGTGTTACTTTTGCGCTGCTGCTAGTTTAGCCTGTAACTCTGCTATCTGTTTTTGCAGGTCTGTTATGCTTTCACTCTTTTTCTTTGCTACCTTTGCACCACTTGAAAATGCTTGATGTAGTGAGCACAATTTTGAGCCAAGACGCTGCAAACTATCTATAATAGTAGTTTGTTTGTCTTTGCCGTTGTTATCAAACCAAGCAAAGAAATTAGGTAGTTTATGCTTGCGTGAAAACTCGCTTACGGCAGAACGCACACACTCTGTTTGCAAATTGCAATAGATTTCATCTGAAAGTACGTAATTTGTTGCTAACTTGTTGTACTTAGCACGTGCACTCTCTAAGGCTTTTTTAGCCTCTACCACTTCTTTGTCGGTACACTCGCTTAATAGCTTTTTGCGGTAACTATTAAGCACTTCTAAACTTTGTGCTAAAACTGCACTACCTTTGCACTCGGTTACATAACTGGCAACCTTAGTACTTACGTGCTCATAACCTTGAGCACCTTTTACGGATAATTCTTTCATATACCTAAATTGTTTAAATGTTACTTATAAGATAGTGTCCTATCTCTTTCTTTTTGTACTACAAAGGTACGAAAATTTATTGATAAAAGCAAATTTTTTATGTTAAAAAACGACCTTTAAAGACGTTATAACATATTGATACATAGATAGTTATAAGTTTTAACACTTTGTGGCAAAGTGTCAATATATTACGTTTTACTTCTATATATATAACTATATAAACACTAAATGTTAATATTTTAACATTTAACCAGTACGTTATTAAGTAACATTTTTTCAGTCAAGCACATTGTAATAAGTTTTTGTGTTTCACGAAATAGCAATAATGTGTAATTATGCAAGAAAACGAATATAAACAAAGTTATAAAGTGTTGGTTATTAAGGTGTTACATAAATTTTTTATAAATATAAACCGACAATTTGAAATAATTACAAAAATAATGTTTCACGATGGTTTACACTATATAAACCGACACAAAATGTAATAATTTCAGAAGAAACACCCCCACACCCCCTTTATAGCTATAAATCAGCGCGGTAGTCACCTCATCTAAAAATTTTTTCTTCCGATTTTTTAGCCTTTTTGTAAAGTTTAATTACTTTTCTCCATAAAGGATAATTATGCATATTCATTCATCCGTTATTTATTAACATTTGACAGCATAAACTCTTACTTTGCAGACCAAACCATAAATGTATACCTATCCTTCATTTAATGTATACCTAAAATGTATATTTATACCCTTTATTTACTAGGGTTTTACCGGATATTCAGGATATTATCTGTATCTTTGTATTGTCGATATTTTATAGACGACATGTTGTAAGGACGACCTGACACGTGTTATCCTTCAGGAAGCCCCTGTTTATCGGGGTTTATCCTACACAATAACGGAAAATTAATATTATTATTGTACATAAATGGAAAATGGTATTGCTATAGACACATTGCACGCTCAGTTGCTTGACCTTTCGAGGCATGACGAGTACGGCTTCGAAGAGCTCCGTTGTCAGGACTGGGGTAAGGCGAACTCTGAGAAGTACAACAAGCTGAAGTCCAATTTCATCAGGTCAATGAGACGTCTGGCGAAGAAGGCTCCGGTGAAGTACTACAACGGTGCTTACTACATGTTTAACGGCAAGATATACGAAGCTGTTCCGAAGATAGTCCTTGAGCAGGCTTACCAGCTGTTGCTCCTTGACCTGGCCATGGCTCCGATGCTCGGCATCAGTACGGTGATGAACAAGTCATTCATGGAGGTGATAGAGTGCTACAACATACTGAGACCTACATTCGATATCGTCGCATTCGCCAACGGAGTTGTTGACTTCGGCAGCGGGTTGAAGTATCCGAACGTTATGCCATTCTCTCCCGAGTACCATGTCACATACTATCATCCTTACGACTACAATCCGAAGGCGAAGTGCGACAGGTGGATGAACTTCATCAAGGAGGTCCTTCCGGACAGGACGTCAAGGATGATCCTACAGATGTTCCTTGGTCTCGGTCTCATACAGAGAGGTACTGCATACAATCCGTACGAGGGGAAGGAATCATCGAAGATTGAGCTCTGCCTTCTCCTTATAGGTACGGGAGCCAACGGAAAGAGCGTCATCTTCGACGTTGCCTGCAACATATTCGGCAAGGACAGGATAAGCAAGATGGACTACGCTGACCTCACTGCCGACGGCGACGAGGGAATGAGGGGAAGGTATCCAATAAGGAACGCCATCTTCAACTGGTCTTCCGATTCCGACCCGAAGAAGTTCGGAAGGAAGAACACCGGGATGTTCAAGAGACTCGTGAGCGGTGAGCCCGTCCCGATGAGAAAACTCGGCAGGGATATCCTGGAGGGGAACTCAATCCCCTACCTCATCTTCAACCTCAACGAGCTTCCGTTCCCTGATGATGCGTCGCTCGGATTCATCAGACGCTTGCAGTACGTGAGCTTCGATGTCACCATCCCTAAGGAGAGGCAGGACCCGGATCTTGCGAGCAAGATCATCCGTGAAGAGCTGAGCGGAGTGTTCAACTGGATATTCCGTGGCGCGATGGAGCTGAGGAACAGGAAGTACAGGTTCCCGGCAGCTGAGGGCAGCAGGAGACAGCTGCTCATCTCCCTTCTCGGAAGCAATCCTATCTATGCCTGGATAAGGGCGTATGATATGAGGTGCAGCCAAGAGGCGAGGGGTGAGATTTCGGAGTGCATGCTTGCCAAGGAGATGTACGAGAGATTCGTCGAGTTCTGCAAGGCCAACGATGTCGAGGAGAAGGATATCCCTACGATCCAGAAGTTCGGGCGTGATATGAGCGACAAGTACGGCTTCTTCAAGAAGAGGTCACAGGGCGGTATGACGTATCAGGTGTACGGCGCACAGATGATTGACCTGAAGCAGGAGCTTCTCATCAATGACGTGAAGAATAAATTGCGTGGTGAGGAGGACATCAAGCAGCCTGAGAGCTTCATTCAGCCTGACGATTAACAATACCGGTGGCCGCAGGGCGGTGGGACATGCCTTCGGGCATAAGTCCGGGCAGACGGGAGGTTCGAGTCCCTTCCACGGTCGGCGGTCACCATTAAAACAGATTCTATGATAGACAAGGAATATATCAAGGAGGTTATATCTTGTATCACGAAGAAGAAGGCTGACGGGAATATTGTTCCGGCCGCCGCTTCGATGAGCGAGATTATGACTGCTGTACGCGAGGATGCCCTGGAGTGCATGAGGACCATGTGTAACGAGAGGGAGATTGCGGTAAACAGGACGTTGAACAGTGTTTCATTTAAATGTTTGTAGCTTATGGGAGAAGAACGTAATTTTGAGTTTTTTATAGGCGACTGTCAGCTTCCTGCTGTTGTTTCGCCAGAGTCAACAATATGGCTGCTACCTGCGGACTCCAACGAAGAGGAGGTATCTGGCTCTATTAAGAAGCATGTAGATAAGGCTGCTGAATCAGGCGATAGGATGTCTTCTTGCAGGTATGGAAATATCAGTGGTGAGTTCACCCTTGATGTTGAATGCAGTGAAGGCTCAGACGAACTGCTGCTCGAAATCCTCTACGGCGACAGAATCCGGAAAACCATTGAACGCCTTAATTATGAATGGCTGAAGAAGATGTGGAAGGCTTCCGATGACGATTTTCGAGTATTCTGGTTTGAACAGATACGCAAAAAGTTTGAGGAGCACGAGGATCAAAATTGATTTAGGTGACAGATATGAGAAGACATCACAATCCGAACAAGGTTCCGCCGTTCAAGCCGGACCCGGAGCATTGGACCAGGAAGGTTCATTCATGGAAGGCTAAGGTCGCCTACGAGACTGAGGATAATGCTTGGGAGTTTCTGAAGACTCACCCGAAGCTCATCGAGCAGGGAATGACGGTCTACAGGTGCAATCTGTGCAATATGTTCCACTGCGGGCACAAGTATAACAAACAAAATAAATAGCTTATGAATTATGAAGATACTAACATAGGAACTGTGTTTATTGCACCTGCGTTATATCTTATCGAAGAACTCGAAGAGCAAGAAAAGGAAATTTTCAAAAACAGAGTCTTTCAATATGATAATCTGGTTTGCGGAATTGTCGACCAGGTCGACTCTAAGCGCGGTTATGTTTGGGCGACGTTCAAAGTTCCAGACAACAACTACGTCGATTCAGGAATAACCCTAGCAATAGACTTCAAGGCTAATTGGTGCAGATTTCGTGTCGTTAAAGGTGGAAAGAGGTTCAATCCCTATCAGTTTCTCTGTCTCAAAGAGCGTGATATTATAGATATAATTAAAAACGAAGATTATGATTAAGATTGAAGATATTAAGATTGGCTCTATCTTGCAGATTAGGAAGGCTGATTTGGAAGATATTACTAGTTCTGGGTTTATCGAGATTATAGACCCTAACAATATATATGACTCATTTGCCATTGAAGTCATTGACATGGCTGATGGAGTGTGTGTAATATCATGTACTAAAAGAAATGAATCCATTGGTGTGGATGCGGATAAATTAGCGAAGGTTTCCGTCTTCGCAAACGAATCTGCAAACAAAAAGACAGAACAGGTATCTCACCCATCCCATTACGCGTGGTTGAAAGATTTGTGCGGTGTTGAACCTTTGGATATTTGCAGACACCTTGACTTCAATACAGGGAACGCTATCAAGTATCTCCTGCGCAAGGATAAGGTGGATGGTAACAAGACCAAGACCGAGAAGCGCATCGAGGACTTGCGTAAGGCGGTGTTTTATATCCAGGACGAAATAAAATTATTGGAACATGGAACAACAGACTGATTACACTTGCAAGGATTGCTTCTTCTTCAAGAATGGAGCTTGTAACCACCCTAATGAGATTAGGTTTACTTCTGAGGAGAATCCTTCTTGCACAGATTTCGAGTATAAGGAAATAAAAGTTGAACTTTAAAATATTGTTATCATGGCATTACCATTTGGAAAGACTATCAAGACAAGACACTTCACCGTGCTGAAGTTCAGTAAGAGCTTGTCTAAGAAAGAAGTTGCTTCACTCAGAGAGGATATCCCTGCTGAAATCAAGAAGCATTTACAGAGAGGTTCGCTGCCTTTCATCAAGATTGCGGACATTGCCGGTACATGGGGTATTGAATACTCTATCGGTACATCCATGTACGCTGCGCTCGATGAATGTGTTCCTATGGCTGTAGGAGACCATTATGAGTTCTCCAAGGATAATGGAAACATCATCGAGGCATTTGCCCAGCTTATGTATGTGGATACATCGTTGCCTGGCTATGCAGAATACACGGCAGGTAAGTTGAAACTCCGTGACGAATACATTTCTCGTGAGGCTGCAAGAAGAAACGCTGCTGCCGACGAGGGTAAGACAGAAGAGCAGCTTCGCAAGGAGAGCGATGAGGCCGTACAGGAAGTCATCGACCGCGATAAGCACGCCGAGACTATTCTTGAGATGGCAGAGCAGATTAAGAAGGAAGGAGGCAAGGATGAGTGATAAATTGCTTGAGGTCGTTCAAGACCATACTTCTCTAGTACAGGCACTACAGTTCGTTTTAGAGGCCGCAGAGACGAAGAAACTGCCATCATACGGCATTCTTCCTATGTTTAACGACCCTCTTCTTGATGATCAGGTAATAACTGCGCTTGAGCTCATCACTGGAGAGAAGTATCCTGATTGAATTTATATTTTTCTTCTACTTTCATAATATAAAAGTGAGGGGTGGCATCTGTGAAGACACCACCCCTCGTAACCAATTAAACAGAATTACGAACAGCAGAACGAATCTGTGAACGTATATCTGTTTGCAAAGGTACTTGGTTTTGCAGAAATTCTAGTAAAACAAAGTTACTTTAACACGAATTTAACTATTTCTTCTTCTTTTGAAAGGTCGCCTGGCCATTTTTGAAGATAATGCAGTCCTCGCAGCATCGAGGCATTGATAGAGGAATGTAGTAGTGGACCACATTATTTTCTGTATCAATTTCGTCCTGCTTAATCTTAGAGTAGTCGGCTATCATGGCAGTTGTCTTTTGCCACTCTGGAGAGCCAAACTTCTGCTTGCGCTGAGCGATAACGAGGTTTCTCAGAATCTCTTCCTTCGAGGTAGCCTTAATAAGTTCCTCCTGGGTGAGTTCATCGGCGTTCTCGTTCTTCGCTTTCTTGCCCTGAACCTCTGCTATTCTCTTCTGAACAGACTCTAAAGACTCTAGCTTGTTCATCTCTCGTTCCAGAACGTCTTTTGTCCAGTTGAATCCTTCTCCCTGGAAGGAAATCGCCCAACAATCCCTCATTGGCATACCTGAGCCACGGAGACTTGCATAGATGTAATAGCGAGGGTCTTTCATACCGAGAGCCTTCGCCTTCTTGTATGTATCGACGGATAATGTGTATCCTTTTGTTTCTTCAATCATAGTCTTATTTCTTTTTATTATTCTTGAACGCAAATATTGTGTAGCAACAACACGAAACGTGAAATGGCGGATATGGATCTTTGAAAGAGTGGATGCCAGCGTCGGCTTCATTTTGACAAATATCGCACGGATAACTGCTCCCTCTCTTGACGTAGAACCCGATAGCCTTGTTCTCCTGCCCATACTCCTGCTCTGCCTGTCCCCATGCTAAGGCAATCACCTGAGAGGCGTTTCTTACAATGTTCTGATAGGCGTTCTTGTAGTAGCCCTTTCCGTAAGAAGGAACATCGATGTTGATATCCTTTCTCTTCGCCTTGGTGATGACTGATGTGTGATATGGGTCTTTATAGCCTGTGCGGATGGAAGACAGGAGCTGCTGGTCTGAATATCCCATCAAGGTTCCTGCCTTGATCATCCTCACAATATCTTCCGCAAAGTTTCCGAGATAGACAGCGTTTCTTTCAGATGTCGTCTTTCCGTAGATGTCGCTGACGAGAAATGATTCTATATTCTCGCTGTCAATCCCGAGAATCTTGCACGAAGCCTTGGAGTAAGCAGAGATGTAGCTATTGATACTCTCCTCGGCCTCAGCAGTAACATTCTTGGCGTAAGAGAGCAGGGCTGACTCGTTTGTGAGCCTGCCCGCACCTCTGTATCGCTTGCTTGCGGTAATTATTTTCTGTGTAGATTTCCAGAGAATATCTGATAGGTGGCTCTCGCAGTTTCGGATTGCCTGCAATCGCTTTCTGCTGTAATCGACAGAACGTTTTAACTCATCCATAGGCTATTAATTCTTCTTGTTGAATTCGTCCCAATGTGACTCCCCTAACCTGTTGCCGTTGGAATCGGTGTTAAATTTATTGGGGCGCCCACGCTTTCTTCCGTTACCGGTATTTACTGTGGCTGAGTATCCGTTAATCTGAGCTGTAGCTTTCTGCTCCTCGATTGCATTCTCTGTTTCGTTATCCGCACGTTGCATATCCATAAGAAGGTCTTGCTGGTCCTCCTCTTTCTTCTCTCGCATGATACGCTCATATTCAGCTGTCTTAGGGAAGTCAGGGCAGCGTTCTGAAGCCGTCTGCTTAGAGAGAAATCCGTTCTGAACCGCAGTGGCAATATTTGTAATTTGTTCTGTTTTATTACTATGAACATACGGACTTATCCACGCGTTGATTGGAAGCCCAGACATTGTAGCGACGCAGTTTTCATCAGTACCGATGCCGAACTGACAGATGCGGAGAATCTTATCCAGGAATGGCTGTAACTCCTGTGCGTCGTTCATTGCAACCTCCAGTGCAGGAGAATAGAGAAGCTTGATGGCTACACCTGGGAGGTCACCGGACTTCAACTCAGGTGGCTTCACGGTGAATGACAGCTCATAGATGAGGTCATACGACTTGTTGAGCTGTGTAGCGAAGGCATCAGAGGCATCCGTTCCATTCAAGAATTCAGCCTTGCCGTTAGTGTCCGTAATCATGATTGTCTTCGCAGAGCCGGTCATATCGTCGCCGGTTATAGAAATATCCTCACCATCGCCAGTGAGCGTAAGGATTGGGAAAGCGTACGCCTTATTATTCTCGCAGAGATATGAGAATGCCTCCTCGTAGTCCTCGATGTTCTTCTGAACCATAAACCAGCAAGGTCCGTTTTCGTTACGTGCATAAGCTACCGGTACGAATTGGAAGCCGTGGTCCTTCTCTTCAATTAGGGTGTAGTCATCAATTCCGAAAATCCTTGCAATCTTCGTCATTACCTCTTTCACCTTTCCAGACTTGGCAGCCTTCTTGAAACGGTAGAACTTCCGGTTATCCCAAGCCTCGACATATTCGGTCTTCTCGTTGCCCTCATCGTCGTAGTCGTAGTACTTCCTGGCAAAGCACAAAAGGTCGCCAGTGAGTGAATCGACGTGAGGGTACAGGATATCTCCTCGATCATAAGAGAGTGTTCGTGTGCAGAATTTCTTCTTTTCATCGAAGAAGCCGACGATTGCACATTCTGCAACCTTCAGATATGCACTTACGGCTTCAAAGAAGCGAATCTCCATATCGTGCATAAGCCAGCCCTTCTTGAATACATCGAGGGTCTTCTGATTCTCCTCTACCTTCTTCTCGTTCTCGTAGTCATCACCATCAGCAAGCTCGAACTGAACATCGTTGCCGGTTAAGTGCAGCAGATGCTTCGTGTGGATGAGCTGCTGGAACGCAAAGGCTGTACGCTGAATCTTCTGGCAGTACCACCTGTTATTCTCAGGGTTCAGCTTCCAGATGTCCGGGTATTCCTTCTCGTCCATTATTCTGTGTGCAGATGGATAGTACTCACGCAAGAAGTCTGCCTGCGTCTTGATGCGGCGATACATGGTATCGTCTGGCATCGTTCCGTCGTAATAGTCTGGAACGACATCGCTTACAGTCGAGTGCTTCATGTACCCAGCAGGAGTAAGCTCGTAGAATGGTTTCCTTACGAGCAGCTCCCTTACATTATTTACCTTGATAGCATCCATAATCCTTTTACCTTTTTATTTTTCTTTTTTGTTAAACTGAATATCATTACATAGAACCAAGATTCAAAGAAGTCAGGCGAGTGCCCGACATATTTCTTGGCAATCTTCTTAGGTAATAGCTTGAATCCCCTATCATCGCTATTCTCGTCACGTCTGAGCATCTTACGCTCCTTCTGAAGAATCTGTCTGAGAGGGACCTTGTCAAATCCGTTTCCTGAATACTTTCTTTCGAGTAGGGACGAGTCGATGGAAATCTGCTTCTCCTTTATCATCTTATAGAATAACCACGCACACTGAGACTTCAAATCCTTATATAGGTATTTGATTCCTTCTTCTTCCTGATGATTCTGAGGTATAGGTGCTGCCTGGTTGTTAAATGGGACGGCATCCTTGAAGAATCCCTTAAAGTACTGACCGATACCCTGCATATCGTAAGTGAAGTTACATTCCTCGACACCCCACTCTCTCAGCTTGGCCTCAACTACCGAAACGAGTGTCTTAGGGTCCAGCCTCAGAACAACCAAGTCTTTACAATGCCATCCTTCCCAAAGCCACATTACGAAGTTATCGCCTCCGGTGAATGCGATATCGGCAGAGGCTCTACGTTTTCCGTCTCCGATTTGTTCCGCATTGTCGTAGATTTCATCAAGGTCTTCCATCTTGATCATGTCATCTCCGGCAGCTTTCCAGTTCCAGTTAGCTTCCAGGTCTCGCATACGCTGTTCCTCATCCTGTTGGGCAAGGTTGGCGAGATATGAGGCATCGGTAGAGATAAGCTTAATGTTCTCTGATACGTCAGCGCGAACGAATGTTGCCGACTTGATGAACATTTCGAGCTTTGTATAACCAAGTTCCTCATAGCTATCCTTCCAAAGGCTATCGATAATGCCCTTGCACTGTTCGTATACCTCTTCTCTTGTGTTACCCCAGTAGATAGAGTCCGGTGTATCACCATCCATGAAGCAGTAGCGGATAACTCCATCTCGCTCCGGTATAATGTATCCATTCTCGTCAACCCACCAGTCGATGAACTTTCGCACCCATGATTCCGGGTCAGGGTTACAGGTAATCCAGAATCGGTTTCGTATGTGAGCTGCGTTTCGGTTGTTAGTCAAGAGGTACTTGAACTTCTTGTATGGACACTGAGTACCCTCATCGATGCAGACATAGGCATACTGGCGACCCTGGAATCGTGTCTTGAAGTCCTGATAGGCTCCAGCATAGTACGAGAATTTGAGCCACCCTCCGTTATCGAAGTTCCAGGTCATATCATTTTGTGACTTATTGTAAGTTCCAAATTGGGAGAACAATTTATAAGAGTCTGTCACTAAGGACTGTAAGTCGTCTTTTTCGTTACGAAGAATTGTTGCATGAAAATCTGGATTTTTAATATCCTTCAGAACTTCCATTAGGGAAGAGAACGATTTTGAGCCGCCTCGCGAACCGCCAACTATCTTAATATCAGCGTCTATAGACAGCATGCGTTCCTGGCCGCCACGCTGAGCTATAATCTTCAGCTTGTCGGGATGTTTCTTATCGGCGTCTCTTAATGATTGGATATACTCTTGAGTATAAATAGGCTCTCCGTTATCCAATTTTAATCCTGAAAATACATCTTTCTGCATAAATATACATTTAATACTGCAAAAATATACAATTTTTCTTTGATAATTGCATATTTATTCATATATTTGCAAAATAAAAGGTATATTTATACGTTTTCGAGGTGGAGGGACCACTTTCGGGATAACATTTTAAATCAACAAACAACATGACAAGAGAGGAACTCTTAGCATTAGTGAACAAGGAGGTTGACACCACCAAGTTCAAAGAACTTAGCCAAAAGACCATCAATGAGGAACTTGATGATGTTTTGGAAGATTTCGGTGATGACGAGGAAGCAAATTCCAAGTTGGTTACCAAGTTAGCAAACCGTCTGAAGCGTATCAACGGCAACTTGCACAAGAATATCTCTGACGAGGTAAAGAAGAGCAAGGAGGAGGCTGAACGCAAGAAGAAGGAAGAGGAAGAGGAGCGCAAGCGTAAGGAGGCTGACAAGGATGACGATCCTGACGACAAATACTCCAAGCTGCTTAAGAAACTTGAAGCTCTCGAAAAGGCTAACGCAGAAAGAGACAAGAAGGCTGCAAGGAAGGCAACCATCGAGTCTGTAAAGGCAGGTTTGAAGGATAAGTTCGACAAGGCAAACCTTGAAATGAAGAACTACTTCCTCAATGCTGCAATCGCAAAGCTGGAGATTCCGGACGAAGATGTCGACATCGACGAGCTGGTTTCTAAGGCTGAGAAAATCTACACCGCAGAGTACAAAGAGGCTACCGGTGAAAACGGTATTCCTGCAAAAGGCAGTCGCACGTCTAGCGGAGGCACGTCCACAGATGATGACAAGTTTATGGAAGAAGTGGCCGAGCGTCGAAAGAAGAGATTCGGCGGTGGAGACAAGAAGTAATTTCAGGATAACAATTTTAAAAAGGTAAAAAGATTATGGACAACACTTCTATTTCCTACATGGAACAGATGGGTACTCGTGGTATGCTGAACCACGGTGCGACCATCATTCAGACAGAAGGTAAGGTCGGCGGAACCCGATATGTGTTTGCCGGTCTTGAGGCACTTATCAAGAATGCCTTCGTTCACCCACCTATTGGTGGTAAGCTTGTCAACCCATTCAAGGGTCAGGCTAAGATTTATGCCGGTGACTTGATCGAGCACGATCTTGGCTTTACAGCAGGCAACGAAGGTCCTGGTGCTACCATTAAGATTCTGAAGGCCTACGGCGTGGCAAAGGCTACTGCTGCGCCTACAGACACAGACATCTACATCGTTCGTAACGGCTTCGTTCACATCCCGTTCCCTGGCGACACCATCATGATCGGCCAGAAGGACTTCAAGACCAAGGCAAAGGGTGTGACTGTTTCTGCCGTTGAGGCTATGACTGATGAAACCGCAGGTGACGTTTGGAAGGTTACTCTTTCTGCTGCTCTCGGTGCATTGAAGGTAGGTGACGTATTGGTTGAGGCTGCAAGTGCAGGCGAATCCGTATTGCCTATGGTAACCAACCCTAACTGCTTTGCTCCGAGCGACAATGACTTCCCATATTTCGATGCCGGCGGCGACAAGTACCACAAGCCTCGCACAAACGTCAACTTCTGTATGTTGAATCCAGACTGCGTTATGTGGCTTGACCGTATGGGTCCTGTTCCTCCTGCTGTCAAGGCGATGAACAAGTCACTCTACCCAGAGTTCTGGCATATTTAACCTATTGTCTAACGTAAAAAGATTGATTCAGGATTATGGCAAAAATTGATATTGGTGTCGAGCAGCTTGCGAAGTTCTTCACTGGTAAGGGTAACAACACCTACCTTCAGAAGTTCGTCAATCGTGACGGCGTACTTCGCTGTAACAACGGCTGGTATCTGACACAGGGTGACATTGATCCAAATCTCACCCCTACATCTAACAATGGTGATGCAACCTTCAAGGTTCGCACACGTACATTGAACCCTGCAACCTTGATGAACCTCCGTGCTCCTCTCGGCGAGGGCTATCAGAACGACCACGATGGTATTGAGTGGTACACCGCTTCTATCCCAGACTTCGCTGCTGACGGCTTCCGTGAGACTGCGACAGAGCGTTACCACAAGATGAAGCTTCTCCAGGATGAGTTCGGCAACGACGCTGACCTGGTTGATGCTTACCTCGACAAGGTACAGGTATTGTATGACTCACTCGACATGACTATGACATACATGTCAGCCCAGTTGAGTTCGACCGGTTTCATCGACTACGACAAGATTGGTCGTGGTATCCAGGAGCCTCTGTATGACGCAAAGGTTCCAAAGAAGAACTTCAAAAAGGCGGGTACGCTTGCCTGGAACGATCCAAGCTGCGACTTGCTTGAGCAGATGCGCAAGTTTGAGGAGGATTGGCGCAAGGAGAACATCGAGTACCGCAGTGTACCTCTCGTATGGCAGATGACCAAGAACGACTACAATAACGTATTCTTGAAGAACAAGCAGATTGCTGAGTTGTACAAGAGCTGGGCGAACGCTAACTTTGTGGCAGTTTTGCAAAACTACGGTCCAAACAACGCAATGTTCTTGAAGTCTGTTGTTGACCTCAACGGTCTTTCTCCTATCGAGATTGTTGATGAGGTTGAGCACAACAAGCGCTTCGATGGCACAGTTACAGAGATTCGTGGTTGGGCAGACGGAACAGTCGTTCTTCGCCCTGCTGGCAAGCCTTTGCGTTTCATGCGCAAGGAAATTCTCGATAAGCGAATTTTCGACACTCTCGGTAACAAGCTCGTGGATGTTGCTTGGGCACAGACCAACAACCGCCTCGGTTTGCTTCGTAACATGGTCACAGCGAACGGTATGTTCCAGGAGTTCAAGACAGACTTGTTCCTCGCTTCTGTTCCTGCCATGCTCGATTCTCCTTACCGTTGGATTATCGACATTACCAAGAAGGGTTAATTCTTTAACGTAACTAGATTGTATGACTATGGATTCGGAGATGAACATTTACACTGTGAACGACTACCTTATTAATAAGGTGAAGTTCGAGATGCCGATGAAGGCACTGCTGGGCATTATGCACGACAGGGAACTTGAAAATGGCATCGACCTCGAAGCCTGCGACAAGGACAAGGTAAGACTTGCCTATGCCGACATGCTGAAATGGTTTGTTCTTGGTCCGAGCAAGGTGAACAACACCTCCGACTCCGATAACGGATGGACTCATTCGGGAGGTGGCTACGATATGTCGGACAACGACAGGAGCGAGATGAAGGCAGAGGCTAATGCTATCTATGCGGAGCTGGAGCCTGGTTCGATGCTCAAGAAGAAGTCCACCTTCCGGGTGACCTCCCACGGAGTAAAGAGGGCGAATTATTCTCCTTGGGGAGAACCTCTCCCTCACATCATCAAATAAGGCGTATGGAAAAGGAAAACATCAGAAACCCAAGATATCCTCACATCATCAAGATCGTGAGGAAGGTCGTCGGAAAAGCCGACCCTGATGACCCGTTTGCCGATGATGATGCTCCGGTTGGTGAGGACAAGGAAATCATTCTCTACTATGGCGAAGGCCGCAGCTATACCGATACCACTACAGAGGGAGACAAGAACGTCGATCAGAACAAGAGGAAGGCATCGATTCCTGTCAGATATGACGAATGGGATGCTGACAGATGTCCTCTTGACGGCGACACCATCTACTCCACTGTCGGCAACAACACCGAGGTAGGTATGGTTAAGGACTGCGAGCCGGATAATAACAGGACTGTTGTATATTGGAATTTGACAAGGGTTTAGATTATGACAAGTTTATCAGGTCAGTTTTTACAGGTCGAGAAGAAAATTCGTCAGATGGCTGTAGAAAAGATGCAGCAGAAGATGGATCATGCGGCTGAAATGACAATGAAGGCTGCCGACAAGTCTCGCAACTATGATGACGTAACCGGTAACTTGTACAAGTCAACCGCCATCGGTACATATTACAACGGCTCATTGCAGTCAATTCATTATGCTCCTGGTCCAGAGCCAACCCGAGTAACCCTTGCTGCTGGAGAGAGATACAACCTCGAAAAGTATTATCGCAGTTCGTTCTCCTTCAAAGACAGCGGACGGAGACCTTTCAAGGGTGAATATGGAGAAGGTGGCGAATATGGTCCGAACGCTGCGTGGGATGAACTTGTTTCAAGGGAACACAACAAAGGAAAGTACGATGCTACATGGCAGATGCTTCTAGTTGCCGGCGTGGATTACGCTAAGTTTGTCGAGGTAAAGAGAGGTCACGACGTAATTACCTCTCTCAGAGAATATTTGGTTAGATACTTTAGATCGATGTAAGATATGGTTAGTATTAAGACTCTATATTTCGATGTCGGTAATGCAATGAAGGGGATTTGCGACAAGCTCTACTCCCGGAGCCGACCAAAAGCAGTTGATACGAAAATCAATAGCTACATCGTGGTATACTTTCCATCTAGTATCTACAATAACGAGATGAACTCAAGTGGAGTTTACAATGATTTCACCACTATAGCTCAAATCGAATTGTATGTGCGCGATAAGAATTCGGCAAGCAACCCGCACACACTTGATGTATCTAGCGTTGACGAGAAAGTCCAGGAGATTATGGACAGATTTCCAATCTCCACAAAAAATCTCATTGTTTCAAATCCTCGTATAACACTACAGACAGACGACGGAGCAGGTTTTTCCGTGACGATCATACAAGGAAGGTTACGTACTAAATAAGTATTCAGGTATAACAATTTAAAATATTTTAGATTATGGCTATGACAACTATTGACAAGATGAAGGACATTTTCAATGGTCCTAAAACTCTGCTCTACTCAAAGGCTATTACCGATTTGAACAAGGCTACAGTTGACATTACCCCAGATGTTGAGCTTCCTGTTACCGTTGACTCGCTGAAGGCGACTATGGATGACCCAACCATCAACCACTACAAGGTTATCGGTCTTGCAGGCGACTGGGCAACTACAGCAGAGCTCGGCGACTTCAATGTAGAGTTCGTTGTTCCATCAAAGGCAAAGGACCTGCTGAAAATTATGTTCGGCGAGGATGCAATCACAGAGCTAACCAATGTTACACTGAAGGGTACAGGTGACGCCACCCTCGACGCTTCTACCGGCTTTACAGGTATCGCTGTTGAGCCTAAGAAGTTCAAGATCAAGGGTACTATCGTTATCGTTGACGATGAGAAGGAAAACCTCATGGTTATCACCAACATCGCTCTCTACGCTACCTTGCAGTGGGATAACTCTGGTACTGAGCCTGTCGCGTTCAAGTTCTCTGGTTCTATCGAGGGTGCAGGTAAGCGTAGCATCGCTTGGCTTACTAAGGCTCCAGCTGGTGTGGGACCAGGCATTGGCGGTTAATCAAGAGAAAAAAGCTTCTTTAGGTAATTATATTCAGGATAACAAACCGTAGGGCGGCAGGCTAATCAACAGCCGTGCCGCCCTACTTCATTTAATAGCATACAATCATGGCAGAAGAAAAGAAAATAGAGCAGCCTTCGGTGGATTTGCAGGAGTTGCTAGACAGCGTGCTGCACGACGAGCCTACCGAGTTCGTGTTCAGAGGAAAGAAGCACAAGCTCGGCTGGCTTCGCAAGGGAACCATGAGCAAGTGTTCCCACATCAGGGCAAAGGAGAAGAATGAATGGAAACGCAACGTCAAGATTTGTGTCTGCATTCTCCTCAACAACATCTGGAAGATTCGATTCCTGTATTGGATCTACTGGCGCTGGCTCTACTACATCAAGGATGTGGACGTGGCCGAGGTGCTGAGGGTCCTCGATGTTTCTAAAAAAAAAATTCCATCGAACGCATTCTCACTGGCTACCATATTAGCGACCGGGATGACGGACGTGATGATGACGATGACGAGGAGCGAAGTAGAAGCTATCCAAGCAGAACAAGCTGGGGAGCAGCCTTCTCACTAGCGGAGAAGTTCGGTTTCCTCTTTCAGCACAAGTACTTTATCGCGGCCTACGACTACTGGTGGGGCTATTCATCGGCACAGATTGACCTTATGGTTGCTGACCAGCCTCTTGTCGTCTATCCTAAGACGAAGAAGGAAGGTGGTCCGAAGAAGCACACCAAGAAGGAGATGGATGACCTCTACGACAGGTGGATGGAGAAAAAGAAGAAAGAAGGAAGTCTTGTCGGCGAGAAAATAAATCTTGCTGATTACTTAAACAATAAACTCTAATTTTAAAATATTCAGGATATGGCAGGTGGAAATATGGGAGACCTCAGTTTCTCGCTCACTCTTAAATCGAGAATTGAAGAGGAAACCAAAAAGATTACCAAAGAATTAAACAAGATTGATGCTACTGGTAAGCAGGCACAGAATGCTTTGGAAGCAATATCCGAAGCAACAAAAGGTATTGGAGATAAGGGAGGTCGTAGTTTTGAAAAGCTAAACAACTTCGTTAAAGAATTACGTCGTAACATTGGTGTATTTTCAAGCGAAGATTTCTTTAGTCCGAAAAAACTCCAGCAGTTGGAGTCTGTCCAGGACGGGTTGTATAAAATAGGTCGCATACTCGGAGAGGTGTCTAAGGAAGGTGCTGGATTCAACATATTCCCTAACAGCGTTGCAACTGAGGCAAACAGGGCAGAGAGAGAACTTTATAAGTTATCTTCTATTATTGACGAAATCAACAAACGCCATGGTGAAGGCATACAGATGTTTGGAGTCGATTCAACGAACAACATACGTCAGTCGTTGTCAGAGCTGTCTAAATACAGAACTGAGTTAGAACAGATCAGGAATAACAGAGGTATTCATCCTATCACAGGACTCACAGCAACTGATGTCGTAAAGAGTTCCGGGTATCTTAATGCTATAGATAAAGCAAATACTTATGCAAAGGTTATAAAGGACGCAGCACGCGAGGCAAAAGAGGCAGAGAGGCAACGCCAGAATGATTTGAAGAACACGGAGCGTCGGTATGATTCTCTCGGAAATAAGGTTCGCCAGCTTCGCTCGGAATACAGCAGGGGCATCTCTATCGGTGCAGATGTGAGCAAGGCTGAAGCCGAGATTAACAGACTTCTTTCTTTAATGAGAGCCCTTATAAATATTAAGGGAAGACTTAATTCAGAAAACTGGAAGGATAGCCTCGGTTTGCTTGGTAATATTGGTAGTGGCCACGATACCACATTGGCTTCGAGAGTCCTTCAAGATCAGAAAGCAGTAAACCGAGAGGTTCAAAGAGGCATTGAGCTGGAGCAGAAGCGTCAGCAGGAGATTGCTCAGACGGCTGCAAAGGTTCAGTCTGATTTGGTCCGCGGCTTCGAGAGAGCCAACAGTCATGCAGGAAAGCTGAATTCAACCGTGCAGGATTTGAAGTCACTTTTCTTGCAGGGAGGTCTTGTGTTCGGCGCCCAGCAGTTCGCTATGAGCATCATCACAACTGGTGGTGAGATGGAGAAGCAGCATATCGCTCTCCAGTCCATCCTTGGTGATATGCAGAACGCGAACACAATGTTCAATCAGATTAAGGAACTCGCTCTTAATTCGCCATTTACATTCTCTGAATTGAACCGAGATGTTAAGCAATTGGCTGCGTATGGAGTTGAGTACGACAAGCTCTATGACACAACCAAGAGGCTTTCGGATATGTCTTCCGGTCTTGGTGTTAGCTTTGACCGTATCGCATTGGCATTTGGTCAGGTTCAGGCTCGTGGCTGGCTCGATGGTAAGGAACTCCGCCAGATTGCTTATGCAGGTATTCCTCTGCTTGAAAAGTTATCTGAGTTCTACTCTAAGCAAGAGGGCCGAAATGTCTCTACATCAGAGATTAAGACTCGTATATCAAGCAGAGATGTAAGTTTTGATGATGTGAAGTCTATCTTCTGGCAGATGACTGATGCAGGTGGTCAGTTCTATAATATGCAGCAGGTTCTGAGTGAAACTCTGCTCGGACGCTACAATAAACTGAAGGATGCCTGGGAAATCATGCTTGCCGACTTTGCTAATGGCAAGAATGTTATAGGTGGAACTTTCAAGGGTATTCTTGATGTTGTCACCAATCTCGTGCAGCAGATTCACGTCTTGGGTCCTGCTATGGTTGCGGCATTTGCAGGTCCAGCCCTTATGCGTGGAGTTAAGACCCTGGAAGGCGGCATAGGAAAGAGGATACTGAACTCTAAGGGAAATATTGCGAAAGAAGCAGAACTTAAGCTTTTGCGTGGAGAGAAAATAACTCCTGTAGAGAAACAGATTCTTCAGTACAAAAATCAGATTCGGATTCAGGATATTCAGGCACTCGCGAAGGCGAATGCGATAACAAAAGCCGAGCTCAGGCGATTGTATGTTACCGGTCAGATAACCAAGGAGATGTACAAGCAAGGTATGGCTCTCACCAAACAGGAGGGTCAGGTAAACAGAATCTCCCTTGGTGGAGTTCTGAAGGGATTGGCTAGCCCTAGTAAATGGGGAGCCGCAGGAGGCTTGCTTCTCGGAGGATTGAAATCAGGATTCAGTTCTATCATCGGTTTTCTTGGTGGTCTTCCAGGAATAGCTATATCTGCCGGATCTGCAATCTTTGCATACTACTGGGAGAAGCATCAGCAGTTGAAACAGGATATGGAGACTACGGCTGACGAACTGAAAGACAGGTACACTCAGATTGGCGAGTTCCTTCGCGATAACGATGCAGATAAAGCCATTAAGGACGGCGATGAGAAAGAGATAGAAAACCTCATTGACGCATATAAGGAAAAGCTTAAGGAGATTGCTCCAGAAAAGGAGAATGCTTTCACTATGAGCCTTCTTGAAAAGAAATCGAATGAGGACAGACTTAAGTATCTCAAAGAACAGCTCATTCTTCTCAAGCAGGTTGAGGAGAGTACTCAGAAATCTCTTTCGGACGAGGGTACATACAAGGGATTCGACGAGAAACTGTCTTCTGCAAAGGAGATAGCAGAAGCATACTCTTCAGCATCCGCAAAGGCGAATATGATTAATGCCACCCAATCCGACTTCGCTAGCTTCAACTCCTGGGAGGAAAAGTATAAGGATGAGGTGAAAGCCATGCGCGATTATCTCATTGATGAGCTTGGAGATATTAGCAACAGCCCGAAGTTGCAGGGTAAGGCTAACCAGATTCTTTCGTCATTCTTTGCAAAGCAGGGATGGAACCAGGATGTTTCTGATCAGTTCCGTGCTGACGTTCTTAATGCGATGGGTGTTGAAACTGGCTTCTACGAGAACAAATTCAAGGATGCTCTCGATAACGCAGTAAACACTTCGTTTCCCTGGATTGGTGACAAGATTCGCAACAACCAGGAATTGACAGATGCAGAGAAGGTACAGGTTTCAAACATGATGAAGGATGCTGCGGCTCAGGTTCAGAAAGACTATCCTTTTGCATCAGACGCATTGAAGCGAATGCTTGCGGCTGATAGATTCGAGGCTGTCATTCATCTCGTATTCAGGAACGATGACTCGGATCTCACTCAGCAGCTCGAAAAGAATCTCAAGGGTAGTGGTTACGACTACCATGAGAAGAACAAGTACGTCAAGAGCTGGGGAAAGGATGCCGGATACGACTACGATAAAGCAAAGAGCAACGCAGAGTCGGACATTACTTCTGCAAAAAAGGAACTCAACACCAGAAAGAAGATGCTTGCGCTGGGCAATCTTTCTCTCGATGAGTTTACACAGAAGCAGAAGGAGTACGAACTTAAGATGCAGGCTTATCATGATAACTGGGGCGAATGGTTTACTGGTGACGACAAGAAGAAAAACAAGAAAACCGGTGGCCGTAGGTCAACAGGCGCGCAGACAGATAAGGCTCTTGAAGATTTGAGGAAGCGCATCGACTTATACAAGAAGATGTATGCTGAAATCAAGAAGTTTAAGGAGCTTTATGGAGAAGGTGCTCTTGGTCAGCTTGCTAATGACGGAGAGTTTGAGGCTATATTCAATGATAAAAAGAGATTCCCTATCTCCGACTACACCAATTATGAGACCTCTATTAAAGAACTCTTGAAGACTCTCCCGGCATCAACAAGGGAGAGACTGGACTATGCTGCAAACGAGAAGGCTGGCATTCAAACTGAAAACCGAAAACTTCTCGAAGACCAGCGCAGAGACGAACTGAATGTACTCAATAAGCAACTTGATACTATATCTGAGCAGTATGAGACATACAAGAAGATATATGAGCTGACAGGAAACAAGAAGGGTTCAGAAAACATAGCTTTCGGAGGAACTGTCCAGTTTGATACATACAAGAGGTTCCTGGAGGAGCAGCTCGATATTGCGGTAAAGCACGACAACGTTCAGTCCGGCCTTAACTTGACTACGGACGAGGTTAAGGGAATGAGTCTTGAAAATGTCAAGGATAAATATGGCGATGAGACTCGTGTTTACGATATCCGCAAGAAACTGGAAGACGAGAACAACAAGATCAAGAAGGAGACCATCGACCTGATGACTAGTCTTATTGAAAAGAATGCAACCATCGCCCAACAGATTGAGGATGAAAACCGTAAATACGAGAGACAGCTTGAACTCATCAAGGGTATCGAAGACCCACAGATGAGAGACAGAGCCAAGGCAGGAGCCACAAAGACTCACAACGAGAATGTGGCAAAGCTTCAGTTCGATCAGTTCAAGCAGGAGTCTGACTGGATTGCTATCTTTGATGACCTTGACAGGGTGGCTTCCGCTACAATAGACTCAATGATTGAGAAGATTGACCAGTTCTCAATGACTACCGGTTTGTCTGTAGAATCTATCAAACAGTTGAGGGACGCTTTGGATAAGCTCAGAAATGAGCAGATTAGCAGAAACCCGTTCGGCTTCATCTTCGGAGGGGTGAATCGCGGTAAGGCTATCGGAAAGTTCATAAATGAGCGTCTTGGCGGTATGGACGATACTGCGAAGATATTCATCAGCAAGGAGGATGCTTCGAGACTTGGAATAGCTGGCGGCGTAAGAACCAAGGCGAGTCTGAAGAATGATCAGCAGTCAGCATACGCCGACTCGTCTAAGGCCATCTCTGAACTTGCGACAAAGATGCAGGCGCTCAATACGGTTCTTGACCCGGTAATCAATCTGTTCAAGGCTATGGGTGAAGAGGATTCAATCCTTGGTCAAATTGTAGGTGGAGCATCAGGCGCATTCTCTTCGGCAGCAAGTACAGCTGGAGCGGTAGCCACTCTTGGCGAGATGAAGCATTTCGGGTTCCTCAAAGGTGCTGGTCCATACGCAGCAGCCGCTTCCGCAGCGTTGAGCATTGGCGGCTCGCTAATCAAGGCGTTCGGTGCAGACTACAGCAGCTACAACAAGGCGAAGGCTGAGTACGACAACCTGACCTCAATTTGGGATTCTCTCATCTCCAAGAAGACTGAGTACATGAACATCCATTGGGGTACAGAGGCTACAGAGGCATCCAAGGAAGCTCAGGAAATGCTTAAGGCGGAGATTGAGCAGACCAAGGTTATCGCCCAGAAGAGGCTCAATTCTGGTGCTTCTGCCGGATCTCATTCTATTTGGTATCGAATGTGGAAGGGTTCGTACAAGTACAATGGTCAGAATTGGCGTGATGTAGCAGGAGAAATTTCTTCAAAGTACGGAGTTCAGTTCAATGGAATGGAGGATATGCTCAATATGGACGCCGATACTCTTTCAAAGATAAAAAAGGATTATACCGGTCTTTGGGCTAGTATGGACTCTGAGTTCAGGGATTACCTGGAAAAGCTCATTCAGTACGGAGAGAAGGCTGATGACATGATTGAGGCTCTTACAGAGAAGCTTACCGGCAACAAGTTCTCCGACCTAGTGTCTTCTTGGGGAGATGCTATGGCTACGATGGCAAACACGTCAGACAATCTCGTTGACCATTTCGAGGAAAATCTGAAGAAGACCATCTTGAACTCAATGATTGAGAATAAATATGGAGACAAGATTAAGGCTCTTTTGAAGAAGACTCAGGGGTACGCAGATAATGGTGACAAGATTAAGGATTCCAACGGAAATGTAATTTCAGAATACACAGGAGCCGAGTATGCCGACGTAAAGAACAGCGCAGATGAGCTCTCAAAGCAAATCGAGGCAACGAGAGATTACCTTAAGAAAACTTACGGATGGTCAGATAATAGCAGTTCTTCTTCTAGAAATTCCATTAAGAGTATTACGGAGGAGACAGGAGACTTGATTGCCTCATACCTCAATGCAATTAGGCTCGATTGCTCTGTCATGAGAACAGAACAAGCTAAGTACTATCCGGAGATGAGCGAGATTGCGAAGTCGCAGTTGTCGCAGCTTAATGCGATTGCTCGTAACACGTTACGAAATGCTGATGCAGCCGAGAGGATTGACGCTACTGTTTCTGAATTGAACGACAACTTCAATAGAGTTCTTAACGGAACAAAATCATTGAAGATGAAGTAATAATCGGGGGCACGGATCTATATTCGTGCCCTTGTATATTTATGCTTTTTTAATTGAATATTTCTTGCATATTTATTCTATTTTTCGTATATTTGCAATTATAAAAAGTTGATTTAAGGTATGAAAGATTATTTCAGGATATACATGCAGAAGGAAGGCGATGGGAACGAGGTGAAGGACTCCATCGCCGACTTCGGTATGTACGTCAGCGAGAGTCCGTTCAAGCCTTGTGATTCTGTCAAGGAACCACCGAAAAGGGAGTGGCACGATGAGCATGGTGATGACGAATATATCGGAAAGGATGGACTTTATATGGCAGCATACGAGAACAAGGTCAAGTTTATGTTCCACGGCGAGGCTTTCGGCGCTAACGAGAAATGTAAGGCTTTTATTGATTACATCCGCAAGTCAGGCATGATGAAGATGTATTGCGACTTCAATAGAATCGGAAGACAGCATGTAAGACTTAAGGATATTGATCCAAACCTATATAGGGATCCGGATAACGAGGACTTGCTAGTCCTCTCTATTACTTTCAAGTTTAACGACCCTGTTACTGATATTAAGCCGATTAAGGATACACAGGGCAATATTTCAAATTTAGTATAGCATACAGATGAGCGCTTGGAATATTTATCATAAGGATGGCTCGAAACTGACAGACGTTAACGAAGAGCAGATAACCGTTCATGGATTGGAATACTCCGATTCTTGGATGGGTGAGTGCTTCGTGACTATCAATTTCAAGCATGAAGTGCCTATCAACTTCCAGATAGGCGACTATATTGTCTATCGTGGCGAGCGATTCGAGCTCAACTACGAGCCGGGCAAAGATAAGCAGGCAAGACCTGACACCTACGGTGAGGGCTTCGTGTATGACAGCGTAAAGTTCAACGCATTGCAGGACGAGCTTGCCAGGGCTGAGTTCCTTGATGTGGTATTGAACGATAACGAGCTTCACTACACTGCCCTACCGAAATTCCCATTCTATGTACAGACTTTGGATGATCTACTAGACAGGATCCAGGCGAACCTCGATGAGCAGATTGGTGCAGGTCTTTGGAAGATTTACTCTAGAAACATGGAACGTTCCGTGCAGCGTGGATGCCTCGCGAGCGACTGGCTGTCAATGTACGGCGAAGGAACAAGAGATAACGTCATCGAATCGATGTCTATCACAGTGGATTCACAGACCTGTTGGCAGGCCCTTGCGCTTGTGAACGAGAAGTGGGACATAAACTTCATAGTCAGAGGAAGAAACATCTATGTCGGTACTACCGGAATACAGGCAAATCATATCTTTAAGTACGGACTCGGCAATGGACTTTATGAGATTGTTCAGAACGCTGATTCTGACCAGAGTGTCGTTACAAGACTAAGAGCCTATGGTTCCGAGAAGAACCTTCCTTCTCATTACTATGCGGACCTCGGTGTCAAGTACGTGGCGAATATCACGAAAGTGGTTACAGCTAGCACAAATGTTGAGCTTGAACTGGATATCGATTATATCGAGACGTATTTCAAGAATCCGAGAAAGTATATTGTTTCTGGAGAAACTGGCGAGCAGTCTTCCGGTTGGGTACTTAAGGTTACATTTGATTTCAAGACTGAGATTACCGGTTATGTAACAAAGAAATACAATACCAATAAGTGTAGATTCTATTCGGAATACAAGGGAACGCAGGTAGATAGCGGTGATGAAGAGTCAAGGGAAAACCTTAACACTTTCATCGCTCAGGTTAAGGCAGGAAACACGAAGATGTATATCACATCCGGCCTCAACAATAAAAATGTTCCTTCGTCCATGAAGGAATATGCAGAGAATCTCCCGAACAATATGTCAATCAACAGGCTTATGCTGCCTGGATTTCCCCATGTATCGCTGAGTGACTTCTATGATTCACTCACGGATGAGGAGAAGAAGTACGTGAACCCTACCGGAAAACAACACAGATTCTCTACTGACCCGCATAGGCCATACATCGATTCCATCAACATCGATCAGATTGGTCTTCGTTCGGCATCGCAGTTCTTCGATACCGATGATAAGACGAATGGAGTCGTAGAAATCTACCCTACCATCGAAGAAATGGTTATCGGTGGTGTGCGTGTGGATGAGATTGACGAGGGTGTCGCTCCTGATGATGACGGCCGATATGATGGCGACCCTGGTCCGAATAATGTTGATATTTATCTCAGCAAAGCTGTTGATTTCGATATAAAAGATTTAGCGGACGACGATTTCTCAATCTCCATGAAAGATGGTATGTGTGGTGGTCGAACGTTCAAGGTAGCATCCTCAACCAAGGTCGATGGGAGATGGAGGCTCACTATCGAGCGAATCAAGGACGACGCTCTTGAGCTTTGGTTTCCATACAAGGACTACCCTATCAAGAAAGGAGACCATTTCGTTCTTACCGGCATCACACTTCCTGATTCGTATGTCAATGCTGCATCTCTGAAGCTTCTCAAATACGCCATAGCATTCATTGACAAGAATGACTATACAAGGTACGTCTATCAGCCGAAGGTAGATGAGATTTTCATGGCAAGGCAGCACGACCAAGCGCAGGCAGACGATACCGGAGTTATCAAGAGCCTCCACGATACGCTTAAGGCCGGCGACCTGATGAACTTCAATGATACAGACCTCAATATCGAAGGAATCATCTCTATCGACCAGCTCACGATCAAGGAAGAAGATGGCAAGATTCCTACCTACGACATAACTCTCCGCGAGGATAAGGAGGTTGGAACTATCCAAAAGATTCAGCAGCAGATTTCGTCGCTTCAAAGCGGAAATGGCGGAACTGGTGCAGGCTTGACAACTACACAGGTTAAGAATCAGGTTGCGACAGAGGGAAGCAAGCACTTCATCTCAAAGATAAACGATGACATCGCAAAAGGTACAGTTACCTGGGAAAAGGTGCAGAAGTTCTTGCAGGGTTTCTTCCTCGGTCACTCAAATGAGTTTAGCATAGATGGAAGTGGTAACGCTATTCTATCTAATGTCTTGGTGAATCTCTTGAAGTCTCTCGACTTTAACGAAGCAGAGCAGAGCGGATTTGCAATAAAGCAGAGAAGCGATGGTAAGTATCAGATGTTGCTCACTGACTTGATAGTTTGGGGCAAGGCAATATTCAATACGTTGCTCATCCGTGAACTCAGCTACGTTGGAGGTAACATCGTTCTCTCCCCTTCTGCTGGCAAGATAAGCTATATCAAGGAAGTATATAGCGAGACAACGAATGAGCTGATTGGCTGGAAGTGTTATCTTCTCGCTGATGATGGAACAACCGCAACAATCAACTCATTCAAGGTGGAAGACCAAGTTAGGTGCAAGACGTTCAACATAGCACCTGGTGTCTATGAGAACGTCAGCAATAAGGACTATTGGAGACTTGTCACAAAGGTATCAACCGAGAATGAGGCAATCACGGATTCGGAAGGTCACGAACTCTACGACGGAAAGAAGTTCGCATGGATTCAGATAGCGAAGGAGAACTGCATGGAAGGCTCGGATAACCCTGCTGTAGGAGATACCATCGTCCTCATGGGTAACAGAAGCGACAGAAGACGACAGCACCTTCTGATGATGGAGACCGAAGGAGATTCCGCACCTACGTTCACTATGTACCGAGGTATCAACTCCTACTCCCTCAAAGGCAAATCCATCTTCGATGTAGGATTCAACGGCATCAACATCGTGTCAAAGTACTACCACATAACCACAGTTGACGGAGAGAAGATTTGGATTCCCGTCTATCGTGGTGATTGGAAGGAAGGTACGGAATACAGCTACTATGATGAGGTTACGTGGCTTGGCACAAGATGGCTCTGTATCTCTCCAGAAGGACAGACAACGACCGATGAACCATCTGAGGATTCTCCATATTGGAAGGCTACCACCAACGTGTATACACCAAAGCTATACCTCTATACGGATATAGTCAATAGCGGAATTGCTATAGGCGAGACACACAACGTTACTTGCAAGCTAATGTTAGGCGATAAAGATGTGACGAACGGAGTAGCATCGTGGAAGGTGACACGCAAAACCAATGATTCCGTAGATGATGCTGCATGGGCGACTAAGGATAAGGTTAAGAACTTCAATGGCTCAATAGATATTGTCTGGTCTAATGATGGAACAGAAGACGATTTGGGCAAGGGTGATACTGCGAAATTTGTATTCACGGCAACGACCACGACAGGAAAAATTCATCAAGAATATATTAAAGTTTAAAAATAGGAGATTAAAAATATGGGAAAAGAAATTCATCTTTCGGCAACCGCAGCAGTCAGACGAACATTGAAGGGTGACACATTATCCCTCAGTCTGCAAACAAATGGCGTACCGCTCTTTCAGGGATTGAACCCTGATACGTTTACCGTATCGCCAAAATGGAGCGAGAGCGGAACGCATCCTATCATTACTCCATCTGTTGGCTCTGCACGTAAAAACAACGTGACACTTACAAATCACGCATGGGCTTATAACGGCAAGGACTTAGGATTCAGCTCTAGCGGTACTGGATGGGAGACCTCGACTGTTGATAATAGATTCAAACTAAATCATGCTAATGGTTCTCTCTCTATTATCGGAGACCTCGCATCTAAGGTCAATCAAGATTCCGATACTCTTACCTATTCGGGTGATGCCGTATTGGGAGCTAGCATATATCCAATGCAGAAAAGCATTGATATATTGGTATCTATGTTGGGCGGCTCATCTTATTTCGGAGGTGTTTCTGCTGATACTACTGTGTTAAGCAAGGGACAGACAGAAGCTACCCTCAGACCTTGGTTATTCAACTCCGCAGGTGGAGAGGTTTCTACCTATTCTATTAATCTGTATCGTGGCAGCGGAACAGACCTTGCAGGAACTTACAATAATCCGGAAAGCGGTATCACTATACACAGAGATAAGACGGGAGATTCGGACAAACTCTATGTAGATAGTCATCAGCTCTTCGTCCTTGAGTTCGTTGTTGATGGTTCTGCCGTGTATAGAACAGGTATCAGCATTGATGATATTTCTGATATTTATCAGATTGCCCTTAATTCGGTAGGACAGGTTGATGAAGATAGTAATCAGACGTTCAGATGTATCGTTACCAACTGCGAGACAGGACTAGTGCCGAAGAGTATAACTGGCAATGTCACCTTCGTTATCTATACTGATAGCAATGGTAACATCGAGAATAAACGCTCGGAGACAATGACTTGGGCAAAGAACGTCAGTGATGGATTCGTTGTGAGGGATGCTGATACAATCGATGAGAAAAAAAACATCATCGGCGTATCGGTGTCAGCAGATGCTTATTTAACAGTTGATGATTAGGAGGAACGCTTATGCCAATAGTTAGTAATAAGGCGAATAGAAAATTCGCCCCTTTGGACGTTTCTGTATCAGTAGTGTGCGCATCGCCTAAGTCTCCATTCATGCAGACTATGGCTGGCGATAAATTCTTCCCAGACAGAACACAGAGCGGATTTGAGTGTATTGCTTATCCACAAGTCAATGCTTCGGCAAAGGATGAATCATGGGATAGCAAGCAGTCGAACATGTCTCTTGCCAATATGGTATGGAAGGTTTCTACGGGCACGGAATGGAAGGACATATCTAAGATTAATTCTTGGAGCGGTAAGTATAGCATTGATACAAGCAATACATCTAATCGTGGTTCGCTTACTATAAAGAGGAATCTTTCAAGTAATGATAAGCAGCAGTTGCGATTCGAAGCTGACCTGTATGATTATAGAACGAACTCTATATTGCATATTACCGCTGACCCTATTACTCTGTATACGGCAGATAAGGGCGCAGATACCTATGGTATGGGCATTCGGGAAGATACCGATATATCCTATAACCCATTCCTTGATAAGCTGGCACTCTACGAGTATAAGGTTGCTAATAACATCATATCGGCATCTACGGAAGCAAGAAACGCTTGCTTTGACGGCAATCAGTATGAATGTCACATTCCGATTGATGTATATAAGTCTAAGGATAGAATTACAAGCGGATTCTCTATTGAGCTGTATCGTGGAACGACTAAGATGTCTGCTTCGTCTGCTGCAAGCCCTAACGAGATTATATCTATCTCCACATCTGAGATTGTGCTTGACCTTAGACTTGTAGAGAAGAATAATTATACCATCAAGGCGGTAATAAACGGCAAGGCTGTTGCTCAGTTCCAATTTTCCGCTTCTAGGTTCTATCCTTCTTTCAGTCAGCCTAAGTTCATGGTATGCAATGATATTGAATGGGGTAAGATGTACAGAAGCAACAAGGCTATATTGGAGTACAACGGAAGGGTCGTTGAGTACCCTAACCGCATCGTAGAATTGCAATGGCATACCGAAGCAACTAACGGTAATATTGTTACAAGTAAGTCTTGGCAAGAGGGCGAATCATGCTACTTCTCGATCAAGGAATCTGGACTTGGCGATGTTGAGAGCGATTATCTTGAAGAACAGATAGAATACGGACAGAGACCTGCCAACGACTATCTCCTTGACGAAGGTGACAATTACCTGCTTGATGAGGATGGCAATCCGTTGATTGATTAATATGTATAATTAAAAAATATAAGATATGGGTGTTAAATTAACAGAAAAGAAGCTTGTGACGGCAATGAATCCCGACCAAACCTTCTTGATTGTAGTAGATGGAGCTCTTCGAAGATTAAGTCTCGGAGACCTTCAGAAAATGATGGGTAACAATATTTTCTACCCATCAATCACATTAGAGCAGTCTTCTAACCCTAAATTCGCTCTGCCAACGCCATTCATGGCTGATATGTATCAGAGGGCAATGGGTGGTTATATGATGAAGGTAGTAAGCGGTAAGGTGTATGCTGCAAAGCTTGACCCTAGCAGCTGGGAGTTCTTTGCTGACGGAACAAAGGTGGATGATGCGTCAAAGTATGAGACGATGGTTCATGTTCCAGATTGCCACTTCAAGGCAGAAAACAAGACCTTGCAATTCGGAGGACTGTTTCCTATTTCGGGTGGCAAGACATTCGATTCTCCTAACTGGGTAGGTGCATATAAAATGTACGTAGATGCAAGCGGTGTTGGTCATTCAAGACCTAATGTTACTCCTTCGCATTCCAGAACGATGAGCGCATTTTGGGCTTGCGCACAGAAGCTTGGTTCAAACTTCGGTCTTGCAAACTATGGATTTCAATGCCTCATAGAAGCATTGGAACAAGTAAGTTTCGGTGACCTTAATACACAATCTGTAATTGGAGCGGGATTCCAAAGTGCTTCTTGGGAAGCATGTCGTGATGTATCTATGGGTAAGTGTATCTCTCTCGGTGATGGCAGCGGTAAGGTGCTCTATAACGATGCTACTCTCGGTAATCAATACCCTGTCAAATTATTTGGCTTTGAGGATTTATGGGGTAAGCTTTGGGAGTTCCGTCCAGGTATTCGATTCTATATGGATGGCGATACACGATACGCTGTTGTCTATAGCGGCAACCGAGTAAGCAATACTGCTGAAGGCAGAAAGTTTACCGTACCATCATCCGCTAATGGAGAGTTTATTACACGAAAAACGCTAGGTACATATTGGGATGCAATTCCGCAAGCAGTTGGAGGTAGCGATAGCACATACTACTGCGATGGATCCTGGGCTTCGACAAGTGGCGAGCTGCTGTCCGTTGGGGGTCGCGCTGACTACGGGTCGCGATGCGGTCTTTCGTATGCGATCTCGCGCCACGGTTTCTCGGCCTCGAGGCCGGACATCGGCGCTCGCTTGGCTTTCTACGGAAACCCGACAATCGTGAGCGGTTCGGAGCTCATGGCGATGTGAGACAACGCCTAGCGTTGGCTGCACATCTGCTAGTGAGCTAGGCAGAAATAGAGAATTAATAAAAATAATATAAAACGCAAGATTGAAACTGGAAAGTTGAAATCTCCTTATAATAGGATTCGCAGAAGCACAAAAATATAAACAACCCATTTTCGTGCGATAAGATTTTCTACAACCATGGAGTGGGTGAAGAAAAGGTGATACATCATGGAGCTGCTGAACGTTGGGGGTAACGCTGACAACAGGTCGCAATGCGGTCTTTCGTATGCGAACTCGAACAACGGTTTCTCGAACTCGAGGCCGAACATCGGCGCTCGCTTGAATTACTACACAAGATTTCTATTTTTAGAATGACGATATAATTTACACTGTTCCTCGCAAGTCGTAAAGCTACGGGATAGATTTTGGACGAGAGAGCACATGATTGAACCTGTCTCAATGGAAGGATATTTATCCCGACAGAGCAAAGATTAAAGGCGTTGGGTATGAGTAGTTGGGTATGTCCGACTACAACAGAGTCCCCTCTCGCAAGTAAGTGATACAGTTGTACGTATATGCCGAAAGCCAGTGAGCCGATAGTGTAGAAAGCCTATTGATAAGGAAAGAGATTTTTGAAATATTGGTTGAAGTATAAAAATGACGGACGCACAAGAGCTTGCGTATAAGCGTAAGGCTAAGCTACGAAAGAAACATAGAAAGGTCAGAGTAGAGCTTGTTAGTGATATGACTAACCTCAATATTGCGGTAAGGAAATCACGCAAGGGAAAGGAAGGAAAGAAGGGAGTGGTGATATTCGATAAGGACTATAATGGTAATCTTTTGAGATTACAGAGAAGTCTTATAGATGGAACTTACAAGACCAGCGAAGGGCACGATTGTATGAGACGATGCCCTTGCGGTAAGGTAAGAAAGCTTCATAAGCTTCCGTACTACCCAGACCACGTTGAGCAGCATGCCTTGATGCAGGTTCTGATGCCATACCTCACAAGAGCTCTATATATAGAGAGCGGGGCAAGTGTAAAAGGCAGAGGAATGATTTATGCGAAGCGCAGAACAGAACGATGGATAGACGAGAATAAGTCATGTGGAAGATTGTACTATTGCAAACTTGACTTCGTTAAATTCTATGAGAACGTAGACCAGCAGGAGATATACAAATCTCTGTGTGATTTCTTTACTGATAAAGGCGTTAGAAGGCTTTTGCATGAAGTTATCTTTGCCTTACCGAAAGGTCTAGGTATTGGTCTATATCCTATTCAGACCCTTACCAATTTCTACATGAGTATCTTATGTAGATTAGTATGTAGGAAATTTGATGTTAAGGTAGAAATATATTGTGATGATATGATTATCCTTGGCAAGAATCAGAAGGAAGTATGGAAAGCCGTGAACTTCATAAAGCAATACGCACATGATGTGATGCACCAGGAGTTGCATAGCAATATCGGGATGCAGATAATTGATGATTCTCATTTCCTTGATTTCGTGGGCTACCGTTTTTATTTCAACCATACTTTATTGAGAAAACGCATGAAGGAGAAATTCAAGAAGAAGATGCACAACCTTAAAAATCCTATGAGGAGATACCAGGTAGCTATGAGCTACAAGGGTTGGCTGATGCACTGCGATGGTTTTAATCTTTGGAGAATGATAACGAAAATGAATAGTTTTGATGATTTTAAGATGCCGCAGATTGAGGACAGAGATGCCAACGGCAAGAGAATGTTCGAAGGTCAGAGGATGAGTGCAAGCTACTTTGCCGAGAGAACTATTGTTTTCCTTGATGTTGAATTTGATGTAGATAGCAAGGTTCATAAGTCAGGGAAGAGTAATGTTGTTAGCGTTGAGGAGAATGGACAGAAGTTTAAGTTCTTTACTAACAACAAGAAACTCGTTGAGCAGTTGCAATGGTGCTCAGACAATGATAAATTCCCGTTCCTGGGTAAGTTGCGTAGAATGAATCAGAGCGGCAACCCTGATTTCAGAATCGTAGGAACAAAAGCATAAGTGTAATATTAAAAAAAAGAAAGGATATTGTCATGAATATTAAAAAGTCTACATTCGATTACTCACCTAGTCTGATTGAGTATGAGGGTAATACTATTCGCATCAATTTCGATGTTGAGCAGATTGAGTTAGAGAACGGCATGGATAGCAACAAAGGCAAAAGAACTACCCGAATGGCTTATGCCGCTTACGTTGTCCGTATCGAGCAGTCTTTGGAGCGAGGTAAGGTTGTTGATGCAATCGTCTCATCTGCTTATCCGACCGATAAGATGCAAGCTATCATCAATAACCATTTCGCCAATCTTGCCAAAATTGCGGATGGCAAGAAGCTTGATGCCGATGACGAGGAACACGAAGCAGAGTATGAAGCTATGCAAGAGTGGCGCACGAAGGCGAAGGCTGTAGCTACAGATGTTATAGACAATTATATCAGAACTCATTAGAAGGAGAATAGCTTATGACAAGAGATGTTCATCTTTTTGCCTCGCAGCGTGTCAACCGCAAGGCACGTACTGACAATGAAGAGGTATTCAGGGAGAAAGTAACGCTCATTACCAACAAGCAGATGAGTATCGGTCAGCTTGCAGACTTTTCTCAGTTGGTTAAGGATTTTGAAGCGGCAGGTATCGTTATTAGCGGAAATCAAGTTGCTATTAAGGGCGATAAGGTAACTATATACAATAAAGATGAAGTTGCTCTCTTTGCCGAAGATGGCAAGCTCAATGCTAACCTTATTAATGCAGAGACTATCAATGTGAACCATGTTTATGCAAGGAGTTCGGAAGGTGCAAGTATCATAGGCCATTTTGGTAACTTCGATAAAGCCGATGCTGTAGTAGGTAGTGATAAGTGTCCGCTTTGGCTTGGTGCAGCATTGGCAAAGGATGCGCCATTCAGAGTAACGAAAGATGGTTATATATATGCGTATAAGGGTATATTCGCAGGAGAACTGAAGAGTGTGACAGGCTCTTTTTACAGATTGACTGCTGTTAGTTCTGATGGAAATAAAATCGCTGGTTCAATATATTTTGATGGTGCTGGACGTATAACATTTGATGCAGATATTTATAATCAAGGATATAATTCTGCGGCGAAAAGGGGTTGGCGTTTCTATGCTAGTAATGTATGGTGTCGTTCAGCCTTTGGGCATCGACAGAGTACATTGGCAGTAGTATCTGGGGATGTTATGCAAGTTTATCCTGACGGATACGATAGCGAAAGAATACCTGTGCCTCTAGAGCGTGTTTCTTATGACAATAAAACCGTATACAAAATTCCATTGTATAGTCCTAATGAAAATTTGTCCGGATGTCCTATTGATATAGTAGTATTCAGTCCTCTTAGAGCAATTGCTACATATTATTACGAGTTTGTACCTGGAGGAACAGGTAAGCGTTGGATGGCAATAAATGCCAATGACCGTAATAATGGAATATATTTCTGTGATGTCGGTGGATGGCATCAACTTCATGGTGGAGAAACAATAAATCTTGTATATATAAACCCAGAATTACTTATTCCTAGCCAGGAGGATAAGACCTATTTCGGTCGTGGTATCTTCTGGAGCGGAGTAAATGACTTGAATTGGTCGGATAGATAATCATAAAAGCAAAAATTAATATGAAAAAGAATTTTAATGTACCTTTCAAGAATTGGAAGGGTGAGGTGATAGTATCACCAGTAAAGAACGAGAACGGAGAGGAAACCTACAAGCCACAAATTATGGGCGATATTGTAGGTAAGGTGCTCTTCGAGGTGATAGACAATCAGAGTATTCAGCTATCGGGCGAAGAAAAGCTACGTGCTTATCGGGTAGCCTGCAAGATAGGCAAGGATGCCGAAAACGTGGACCTCGAAGCCGAGGATATTATTCTTATCAAGAAGATACTCTGTCCTGTGATGGCTGTAGGTGGTTATGGTCAGATTGTTGATTTACTAGAAGGATAGGAAAAGAATAAGGCGGTTCACTACATGGTGACCGCCTTATTCTTTTCTCGTCCGTCAGGGAAGTGTGTTGCATCGAATTTTTCTATAGGCTCTGTTATCATGTCAGCGAAAGTGCAATGTTTCTGTTACCATTTTCTTCAATTTTTGTAACAAAAAATCGGTAACAAAACTTTCAGATTATTACTTTTTTATGAAGTTTAACACAAAAATATTCTCATTTTCGTTGATTTTGCGCAAAAAAGTGTATCTTTGCACAATAATTTAATTTAATTTAAATCAACCTAAAAAAAAGAGATTATGACTAAAGAAGACGAAGACAACCTATTAAGGTGGTTGCAAGACAAGGACATCATTGAGGTGATGGATTTACTGATGAAGCATTGTAACAGATATTCAAGGAGGATTTTGAAGTTCTTCCGATGGTTCTGCAAGTACGTTCCGATTACGCTTATGTTATTCCACGCTTATGGAATGTGGGATTTCTCGCAGCATCCACGAGACATGTTCATCCCATACGCAGAAAATACACCTTGCTATCTCTACATATATTTCATGGTATACATTCTACCTATGGTTCTTATACTGGCAAGCCGATTTTTCTTCTTGTGCTGGAGATACCGCATTCCCTTCTTCTACTTTGCAAGCATCAATGCGGCTCACATTGTTGAATGGAGCTGGTATACCACCAAAGATATGATAGATTCCTGCTTCACTATCATGGTAGTAACGGCAATATTCTATCTGTACTCTTTTGTGGATTTGTTTATCAGTCGAAGTAAGTTAGGACGTAAAATCTGTGCATAATATGGGAAAGATACTAAATTATAAGTTGCTCGGCACGGCTTTAAAGTCGCTAAGTGACGCTTGCTTTAAGGCAGACGAACAGCAGAGAAATGGAGAAAAAGTCACCGCCTGCGGTATGACTGATGATGACCTAGATAGATTGTGTGACATCATCCCCGATATGCTCAATCCGATGCTATCTACCGAGGAAGTCAAAGAGAAGCTTCACGTTTCAGATGCTACCCTTAACAGAATGGTGGCTAGGGGCGATTTGCCCAATGGCGAGTGCAAGAAGCGAGGACATACGCGGTATTGGAAGAAGTGGGATATACTGCACTTCATTAAGAGTAAGAGAGGTAAGTGATTGCCTCTCTTTTTTATTTTGGTACAATATAATAGACAAACACACACATATTTCCCCGAAAAATATACGCACTTTTTGCCTTAAATTATACATAACAATATATGATGCCACCTTCTATCACCTTAAATCTCTGATAATCAACCACTAAAAGAAAGTGTGATAGAGTTATATTTGCTCTTCCCTATTCTTCGTACCTTTGCATCCGTAATCGATTACATAGTGTTAGTTAATATTAAGGATTTCAAAAGATTGTATTATGGAAATGACAGATGCAAAAGTAGTAGAGAAGAAAATCTACGAAGATGGTAAGAAGGAGTATGCCAGCAAGGGTTTGGCAGGAACAGCCCTCGGAATTGGCATCGGTGGCTTGGCTTTAGCTTTGCTTAACGGCAATGGTCGTGGTGTATTCGGTTCTCTCAGTGGCGGCAATATGCCCGAGAACGTGAACATCAACACTTACGGAGCTAACTCAAGCTCAAATCAGCCAACCGCCTTGCAGGTAATGGAGAAGGAATGCGATGATGAGGTAAAGTTGCTTACCTACATGTTCGGTATGAAGCTCGACACCGCTAACAAGTTCTACGCTATGCGTGAGACTGACATCGCAGAGAAGTTCTCTATGTATAAGGGTGCTAACGATGCTATCAACGCTGAGAACCGCCGTGCAATGCAGGCTGAGTTCGGTCTTTACAAGTCTCAGATTGATGCGGACTTCGGTCTGTACAAGAATCAGAGAGACCAGTATGACGCACTACAGGCTAAGTATAGCGACCTTGACAAGAAGGTAGCCGTTATGGAAGCCCTCACTCCTTACAAGGAGAAGCTGATGATGGCTTACGTTAACGAGAAGTGTTGCCGCAAGATTGATGGTGTCCTCGGACTCCAGAGCACTCCTACAGTTACAGTTCTCCCATCTGCAAGCATTTGCGGATGTGCAGCAGCTTCCACTCCCACTACAGGAGCGTAACAGAGCAGTAAGGAAGTCGGTTAGACGGACTAAGAAAAAATGAGTTGGTGAGGGGTGTTTGCCCTCGTTGGTGGATGCCATCTCACCTCTCTATAATATATCACCAACTTTAAAGATATTGATTATGATGAATTTCGGGAACAGCCCATTATTGGATATGGGTACAAATCAGCAACAGCCGCCAACGATGGATGCCGAACTGCAAAAGGTGTATGAGGCTATACAACAGAAGCGAGCATCTATCAATATGCAAGCGCAGCAATCCGCCACCCCACTTTGGGATGAGATTGATAAGATTGAGGACAATCTTACAGGTGCACAACGTCAGTACTTGATGCAAAATCAAGAATACGTCAATAGCTTGCAGTATGTGTCTAAGTTAGTGCAAGACGAGGAATTGCGCATCATACGTCCTCGCATCGAAAGCACTCAGCAAGGACAGGAGGCATTGAAGAAACATCTATCTTTGATGCAGCGTTTGAGAAAAGAAGTAGCGCAAGCCGAGGAACAAAAATCAGCAATGCTCAACGACTATATGACTAACCATAGTGATAAGACTTGGCAAGAATATCTTGTTTGGTACAATAAAACACATAAAGGAGAAACTAAGAAATGAATGTAACTGAACTGAAAGAAAAGCTGCTTACATCTTTGGATTTGTGGGCAGACGCAAGAATTAGCGATATGGTGAAGGTAAACCCTGCATTAGCTATTCCTTCCGTGTACATGAAGCGAGCTTCGCACAACATCATCGCAAAGAACAAAGATAGTTGGGGCAAGAGTATTGATAACGCTACCCTATTCATCGCCGATGAGGACGGAAACATTGATGCTGATACCATATTCTCAGACCTCATGCAGATGTTGGAGAATATAAGCAACTATGAGTTTGATCTCGGAGTTATTAAAGGTCGCATTGACGGCGGTGCTTTGGTTATTGATTTGCCAGACAACATCATAACGACTATCCTCTTTGGCAGCAAAAAGAGTATCAGCTTTACCAAAAATGATTTTGAAGAGTTGAGAAGTCTGATAACATCAGAATAATAATCATAAAAATAAAATAATATGGAAGCAAAAGAGATTATGAGTAAGTTTGATGAGCTGTATGGGATGATGGCATCATCAGCAAACGTAAAGTATATGCACGTATTCGGTAATACGATGCGTTGCATGATGAAGGATATGGCATCCAAGCACCCAGAGTTGGCACAAGAGTATCTTGATAAGCTTTGCGCTATCAGGTGGAAGAACTATCTTACCAAGAAGGAGGCTTCTGAGATTGTAAACGGTATGAATCCACCAGTAACCTGGGATATGCAGACATGGATCAATGCTACGACCGGTCTCGGACTTGCAACAGAGGAGAAACCTTATTACAACGATTACGCTTTGTACGTTGCGATGAATCAGGTTGTAAGCGACCACGGATGCACCATTGCTAAGATACTCGGCAAGGAAGATGTTAAGGACATTGATACAGAACATCTGGTTAAGTATGCCCACAGCCTTGCGCTCGATTTGTTGAAAGACAAGGATGGTGTATACAACATAAGAGAGTATTTTCTGAAGTAACATCAAAAATATACGGTTATGAAAAAGGTATTCGAAGACATTATAGCTAGCAATGATATGCAGGCTATCAAGAACTGTGTTACAATCATGGCAGATTGTTGTGAAGTTGGAATGAATGACAGCGTAATGCTTGATATGATGAAGCAGGTTAAGGGAGAGATTGGCGCGTGTCATTATGACGAAGAAATGGCAGATATGCATCTTTGTCTCATAGGCCAGCTTCACACTAAAGATGTAGCCAAGGACTATTGGCATGAGGTTAAGAACGACAACATCAATCTCGAAGACTGGTGCGTTCTCTGGGGAGAAATGGTAAAGCGTAACGACGCAAAGATAAAGAAATGGTTCCCGAAGATCAACACGTACAACTACGAGCAAAAGATTTTCGATGAATGTATTTCCTTCCTGGAAAGTGGCAGACTTCCATATTACGACTTGAATGTCTAAAGTTTTTGGTTATTCTGAATGAAGTTTCGGTTTTTTTTGCTATCTTTGCAGAAAGAGACCGAAACTTTATTTTTATTAATTATTCAGGATAACAGATTATGACAGATTTATTAGATTCATCACAGATTCGGCAGATAGGTGTTACTATTTTTTCAGCTATACTTGCCTTTGCAACGCCAACAGAGGGATTCATCTTGGCGTTGGTTATCGCATTTGGCTTCAATATCTTCTGCGGTATGCGAGCTGACGGCGTGAGTGTTGTACGATGCAAGAATTTTTCTGTATCAAAGTTCAAGAACGCACTTTTAGAGATGCTCTTGTATGTTGTTATTGTGTATGTCATGTATGGAATCATGGTAAGTTGCAACGACAATACAGAAGCATTATTCGTGATTAAGATGCTTACGTATATATTCTGCTATGTGTATATATGCAATGCGTTCAAGAACCTTATTAAAGCATACCCTAAGAATGTTGCATTCAGGGTTATTTATTACATTCTGAGGTTTGAGTTTGCGAAGGCATTGCCGAGCTATTGGAAACCGATATTGGATAGATTGAATCAGGAGTTTGACAAAAAAGAGGAGGAAAACAAAAATGGCAAACCATAAGATACTTGAGCCATTCATTCTCAGATGGGAGGGTGGCTTCGTTAACGATAAGGATGATTTGGGTGGAGCTACTAATATGGGCGTGACTCTCGCTACATACCGCTCAGTATTCGGCAGCAAGAAGACGGTGAACGATTTAAAGCGTATGACCAGGGTGCAATGGGGTGTAATCTTCAAGAAGTACTACTGGGATAAGTGGAAAGCTGATGATATTAAAGACCAGAACGTAGCCAATATCCTCGTCGACTGGGTATGGGCTAGCGGAGCCTATGGTATCAAGATTCCTCAGAGAGTTCTTGGCGTTGATGTGGATGGTATTGTCGGGCCGAAGACTATCGCATCTGTCAATGCAAGAGATGGCCGGGAACTGTTTGATACCATCAAGCAGGAACGGAAGGATTTTATTGAACGTATCTGTCAGACAAGACAACAGAACAAAAAGTTCAAGAAGGGTTGGCTGAACAGAATTAATTCGCTTGCTTATGAAACTGATTGATAAGATAACAAGGGTTGTAATTGCCATTGCAGTAGCAATGCTGATTCTATCAATGTTCTGTAGATGTAAGACGAAAGAACGTGTGATAGAAAAACAGACATACATCACTGATAAACGTAACGAGGCTAAGTGGGATTCACTCTTCAATGCAAGACTTATTAAAGAGTTGGAATCATATAAAGTATCGCACAAGGAATCCGTGAAGTCAACTACGAAAGAGAAGACACATATCAAGGATAGTACAGCTTCGAAGTATGACGCGAACGGCAACAAGGTTGGTGAGGATAAATTTCACTACGAATATCACGAAATATCGCAAGAGGACGTGCAGATACTAAGAGATAGTATTTCTAGTCTTAAGGAATACAAGGATAGTGCTGCGATATATCATAGCAAGTGCGACTCATTAGCCTCAGTGATAAGTAAAATATCGAAAGATAAAGCATATGTAGAGAAACAACTATCAAGGACTGACAGGGCATTTTTGAATATAGGTAAGATAGCTTCAGTTTGTCTTTTCATAGGCATTCTCGCATTTTTAGGTTGGATATACTGGAAATTAAAGCTACACAAACGTTCTTAGTTTTTTCTAATGTTTTTATTTGGTTATTAATTGATTTACAAGCAAAAAGGGGTGACCGCACGCGATGTGCAGCCACCCCTAAACATATAATAATGCACAGAAATTATTCTTCAGCTCCCTGGAGGAACTTGATACCATACTTTGTCTCGTAGTGTTTCTGCTGATCTTCACTCAGCATCTTGGTTTCACTGTCGTAGAATATGGTCAGCAGCTCTCCGTAATCTTTGTCGTAGAAGTAGTTGTATTTATTGCAGAGATAGTTCCTTGCACAGAGACATCTGCTTGGAATGGTCTTGAACTTGCGTTGTGTCTTCTGTTTAATTCCGTTCGCTGCTCTGTACCTGTCAAGCCTAAGCGTCTTTTTTAGAGATTCAGAACGTTTAGCTATTACCTCCGGTCTTACTATTGCCTGAGCACATTTCAACCGAAGTCTTTCTTCCGTTTCCTTGGTATGAGTAACGCCAAGCGACTTTGCTATGCTTGTTACACATGACTTTGTTATCCCAAGCTCTTTGGAAATTTCGGAAGAAGAGTAATCCGGATACAGCTTACGGACAGATTCCCTAATCTTCTCTCTTTGCTCTTTTCTTGCGTCCTTGAACGAATCCCCATGCAGCCTATGTAGCCACCAGTAAACAGTCTGTACTGCGCAACCGAAGCTCTTGGCCATTGCGTAAGGAGATTCGTAAGGGTGTTTCTTTATATATGTTTTCTGTTCATCTGTGATATTCATGTATTACTTTTTATCAGAAGAGCCGTAGCCGTTATCGCCGCGCTCTGTTTTACATAATTCGTCGGTCTTAAAGAACATGATGTTGTCACTTGTTTCTAGGTGGAATTGCACGATTTTGTCACCAACCTTATATCTTGGCATATTTGGAAACAAGTGATAGAATACGGCAGAAATCTCTCCAGTATATGGGTCATCGACAGTGCCTTCACAGTTACTGAGAATCATACCAGTCTTCCATACGGAAGAACGAGGACGGAACGTAAAGCACCTAGAAATGTCGGCAGGTTTGTTGCGGTTTTCAATCTGTAGCGCAAATCCGAGACCGTATTTCCATACGTTAGGCGCAACCTCTTCTTCTGATACGGCATAGCAGTCATAGCAGAAATCATCATCGTGCGCCTTAGTTGGCATAATAGCGTTCTCGTTGGTCTTTTTGAATAACACAGGCACACCAACAACCTCGGTGAATCTATCAAACTCAACACCATCAACGTTCACCTTTCCGTAGAACATATCGGCAGGGCGAGTCCAAACCTTGCACTCTCCATAGAGAGCCTGATAAACAACTTCCTTCTCCTGAGTCTCACTATTTGTAACCTCAGTGATAAATCTGTAATAACCTCCTTTGAAATGTCTAAAAATCTTTTCCATTTGATATTTAAATTTTAAAATTCATGTTTCTTGCAAACCTTATCACAAGATGTTTCGCAATCTTTTTTGTAGCACCATCCATTGCCTAAGATGTCTTCGCATCCCATCCAAAGGCAGTTACCACAACATTTTTCTTCTTTTTCCATATTACTGATGTTTTATTACTTCCAAATACTTCAACTTTGCGAATCGGTATGAGTGATATATGTCACAAAGATTTTTCACTTTTGAAGTGAAGCATAGAATGCAGCCTGTATAATCATCAAATCCTAAGATAATATACTTTTTCTCTACATAACCTGCTACGTATGCCCCGATGTCCTTACCTTTATAAAGAACTCGCTCACCCATATGAGCATTGAAAAATTCTTCGTTTGTCATACGCTACTTGAATTTAATGATAAAAAACTCGGTATCAAGCCACTTGTCGGGTCATAAGCATTTCTTCGGCTTACCGATGGTGATACACTCTATCTCCTTCTCGATTCGTGGACTATCCTCGCGGTAGCCGTTGATAAAAAGGACATGGGTAAACGGAACAGTTTTATAGTATGGGCTATTAAAGCAATACTTAGCCATTTCTGGACTTATGCTATCCCATTTCTCGGACAAATCCTTGTCTAGTTTACTGAATGGCTCTTCAAGTTCTGAGCGAACTAAAAGAAGTCGTTTTGCCCAATAACCTTTAATAATACGATACTCTTCCTTCTTTTCGCCAGCCACAATCATATCGAACCATTGCTTGTTGATGGTGAGGGGCAATATTTTCTTCTTCATCCTCCCCACCTCCTCCCAGTCTGTTGCGAGAATATCCTCAGAATCTTTGAAAACACAAGGAAAGAATTTTCCATCGCATACAGCCACAATAGTCTCAGAGACAATATGGATATAAGCTCCACATTCTTCCCGAATTACCCTTCTCACTTTCTTACCCTCCTTCATTCTTCTCAGAGCCTCAGAGAAGTCAAATATTTCCTTGCTCATTATAATTTTGCTTTAAAGTTGTAAATTGGTTTAATAACATCAATGACATCAACCGTAGGTTTGATTAACTCAACAATCTCTTCGGTTGGCTTGTATGCCATAGGTGCTTCATCAATGGTTTCTTCACAAACTGATGTGGAATAAATACCATTCATTTCATTCTTGTAAGAATCCATAGATAACTCTTTCTTCGCTTGTGTACGAGACATCAATCTACCTGCTCCATGTGGGGCTGAGCATAACCATTCCTTGTTTCCTTTACCTTTACAGATAAGAGAACCGTCACGCATATTCATAGGAATAATGACAATCTCGTCTTTCTTTGCACTGATAGCTCCTTTTCGCAATATGCCCTTGTCTGTATCTATATAGTTGTGAATGGTTGTAAAAGAATGCTTGTCTGAATTTGGGTCAATATCCACACCTAGAGCATTGACGAGTCTGTTAGCTATAATTCTTCTATTATGCTCGGCATACTTCTGAACTATACGCATATCATTTAAGTAATCATCAAGCAAATCGCCCTCCAAGTAAGAAAGTTCCTTGCTAATATTTCTAGTACCTAACAACTTGATAGCACTCTGTATTTCCTTTTCTCTTCCTTCGCTTTTCAACTTGGCAATAACCTCAGACTTATCAGCTATTTTCTTACGACAATACTCGTAGGCAAGTTTTTGGTAATAGTTGCATACCCTAACACCAAGGTTTCTACTTCCTGTATGTATCACAAGAAACTTCTCTCCTTCTTCATTTGCATCTAACTCAATAAAGTGATTGCCACCGCCAAGACTTCCAACAGAACGATATACTATTTCCATGCTGGTAAGACAATCCCAAGCACGGAATTTGCCAAACATACAACCATCAACCAATCCGTTTATGTAGGCTGATACTTCTCCCTCGTTGACATTAAAACCAGACGGAATCAACTTATTGACTGCTTCATCAAATTTCTGCAAGTCAATATCAACTTTACCAAGTCTTACGACTTTCATGCCGCAGCCTATATCTACTCCAACAGTGTTAGGAACTACTCTGTTATCAAGCTCTATTACCGTGCCAATAGTGCATCCTTTACCTGCATGGCAATCTGGCATTATTCTTATTTTACAACTATTGTAAGCCTCGCTATTAGATAGGGTTTCTATCTGTTTGATAGCTTCATCTTCTATTGTCTTTGCGAAAATCTTTGTAAACTCATTCATATCTTGTTCGTCTAAAATTATTCGTTTCTCCATACACTATTTTATCTTACAATTATCATAACTTTCCAATCAAATGATGGTCGTGCTTATCGAAAGCAATTCCATACTTGAACATTTCTTCAAAAAGCATAAGACGCTCCTCGTTGGTAGCCAACCGAGTAGATTTCTTTTTATCCTCGGTCATCGTAAAATGAGAGCCTACCATTAAATTCTTATCTTCCTTGTGAAGATAAAGATAGCAGAAGAGATTGTGATACCATGGTTTCCAACGATTACATAACACAATCCAATCATTATCTATCACAACTATATTGCCTTCGGCAACAATATCTTCAAACATATTCTTTTCTATACTAATTCTTCTTTTTCAAATTCACTCTTTGGAACAAGATAACAAACTTCTGCACCATAGGAACGTTCTATACCTTTTAAAGGCATTTCTTTTTCTAAAATATCATGTACCTTCGTGCCTTTTCTAACACTAATATCTATATAATCATAGCTATCATTTATCATCAATAGTGAGTTATTTGTCATGTACACCTTGCCCTTCTTGGAAAGATTACTATGATTGATTGCAGGCTGGTAGTACAATCCACTAGCCTTATGTTTGATTCTGTAAGGTTTTGTCATAACTACTTACTTTTAAGTTCTTCAATTCTTTTATCACAATTCTTTATCATTCGTCTGAAGAAATCTTTTCTCTTTTCCATGACGAAGATTCGGTCGTACTTACCAACATAATAATCTCCTGACAAGAGGTCATTAATGTATATTCGTACTACTTCTTGCGACCAGTTATCTATAAATAGATAATAGGTTTCACGATTGGGGTGTACCATGAGGTACTCGTAGAAGTGGAAATTATCATTTTTAATAAATGTCACTCCGCAACCTTTTGTTAACTGACTTATGTCTTTTAATACTTCCATATCTATTTCTCCTTTGCTTTAACATTATACACTCCGTTTATAACTTCTACATCGTAGCAATCGGGGCAATAATGCTTACCATCTATCATTTCCCAGTCTGAGTAGTCTCCAATATCAGTACTCTTGTCGCAGAATAACGCGGAGCAAGTATCTGTACCGCCAAATACTTTTCCGCATCTATCGCAAACAATCTGATACATCGTAATCGGTCTATACATAAGCTATTCTTCGTTACATAAAGTTTCTACAACCTTTGTTCTTGTGGTTTTTGTTGCAGGGTCATATTCGTCATGAAAAGCCTTTGCCACACCTTTTTTATTGGTAAAATAAACAACTCTACCACCATCATAGAAACGATATACGGTTATACCATCCACAACAAATAGCTTCTCTACCTTAATTTCATTAATAGAGTCTGATGTTGGAACATTAACTCCTTTGTTCTCGTTGCAAGAAACGAGCAGGAATATTATAACCGATACAAATAATAATATAATCTTCTTCATACGCTATTTTTTTCTATCGAATTTATTACCAATAACAACAATATATTCAGAAGAGTAGTGAAATAAGAAATCTTGCCCAAAACAGAAAGCAGCAGCTTTACTATCCCAATTAATATCGCCTATTCTCTCGGCATTGTTATCTTTGTATGTAACTATATCCCCTTCATAGATAGGTGTTCCATTCTTATCTTTCAGTCCTGTGAACTGGCAGACTGTAGAAGGGTCAACCTGATGTGCCTCGTTTCTATTAAGCATTGATTCACTCTGCCTATCCTCGATGATGTAAGTGTTACCACATTCAGCATAGAAGTAACCTTCTACCCAAGTGTTATTGTCAAGACGTTTAGCCTTAAACTTTATGTTTTCTGTTTTCATAAGCTACTTCTTTTTCCAATATTTACCAATTAAATAACCGATAACTCCACCCATAAAAGCTATAAATAGAACAACTATGGTAAGTATAACATAAAATCCAAACATAAGCTATTCTTATTTAAGTTCTACTGGTTCATCGCTCCAAGACAATTCTCTTCCGATGAGTTTCTTGATGCTACCACTACAAAGAGAAATCTCAGTAAATGTATCTTTCCAACCATAATAGTTATCTTCATCCGTCACTCTTATTGGCTTACACATTGAGATAAATTCTCTTCCTTGTTTTGTTACTGCTACCCATGCCATAACTATTTCTCCACTTTTACACCGAACGGAGTTCCGTCGGCAAATAACAAATTCTTAAAGCTATTTTCAAATGTCTCATCTTCATATCCACGGAAGTGACAGCCATTAGTAACTAAGCATGTAAATGCACGATGTGTTTGATAATTAGCAAAGTACTTATCTTTAACAACACCAAACGGCTGATGCTTTAACATTTCTTGCCAGCACTCTTCTGCATCCTTGAATGGACGGTACTTTGGTTCTGGCTTAATTCGGTACTCTGTATTATTCCAAAACTCAATCTCTGTCATTTCCGTCCAATTATTCTGAACACTTGTACCTTTTACGGCACTCGGCTTTGTCCTACACTCAATTGCCTCTCCTTTAGCAAAAGCTTGCAGAATAGGATAAAATTCTTTAGCTTGATTTCTGTCCATAATTTAGTCCTCCATTATAATTCTTCATACATTTTTTGATGTTGTTCTAAACTCATTGTAAGTCTCTCAATAGCCATATCTTTCAATTCTTTAAAAGATATAAACCTAAAAATGGAAGCTTTTTTATACCCATTATATCCTAGCCAATTAGACAATGTGATGGTTTCATCTGTTGCATCTACAGCTTCCTTCCAATATTTAAGAGCCTTCTTTTCTTTTTCAATTAAACTTCTTAAATTTGTAGCTTTGTTATAAATTTCTTCTGTCATATCAATCCTCCAATTCTTTAAGTGCATCCTCAATATTGCCCATAGCCTTCCAAAGAAGGTTATGCTGAGTAGCACCACCTTTATTGTATTCATCAAGCTGACTGAATGCTTGACTTAATAATTTCTTAATTTTGCTCATTACTTTCCCTCCTTTGCGTTACACGTTGCTTGGTCTCCTTCATAGTAAGGAGCACCGACTTTAGGTAATATCTGAGTGTTCATATTGCAGGAACATTGTATTACCCAAGGGGCGTTTACCTTTCCACATCTAGGGCATATCCATCCTTCTTGTGCCATAACTATTCCTCCTTTTCTTCTAATATTTTTCTTATTTTCGAAAGCTCTTTGGCTATATTGTCAATACTTACCATTATTCCAATAAGAACAAATGCCACAAAACATATTGCTAAATCCATATCTATTCCTCCTCAATCAATGATTACCATTTCTCTACCATCAATATTAGCGTGCTTTAGACATTTTATATCTCTTATCCAACTCTGGCTGTCTGTTCTAACAACAAGAGTTTCTGAACCACACTTAGCAATCATAGAAACAATTTCTTTCTGTAAATTCATTAAAGTCATAATTATATTCTCTTCTCTTTTTACCCTCTCCATTTTACAGGAGAGGGTGGTTAGTTACTCAGTTACTTCAACAAACTTTCTGTTTTTAAGTTGATACCAAGTATCAGCCTTGATATTATCTCCATCAACGTACTCTGTCTTAACACATACTGGAACATCACGTTTCTTTTCATCGCTCCATTTCCATTCTGCCAGCGTTATCCATGAGCCTACCTTTGCTTTTGCTCTGGAACTATTGCCAGCACACATGATAACGGAATCTTCTCCTGTGCTATCAATCTTAGCATAGTTTCCCGATGAGCCAATCT